AAGAACTTTCTTGTAGAAATCGGCGTCAACGTCGTAATTGTATCGTTTTTCTATTAATTCCTTTTGATTTGGAAAATAGTAAATGTCTTTGTGAACTGGAATATCAGGTTTTTCATCATAAAGATAATCCTTATCTACATTTTTACCGTCGATATGATTGTCCCAGATTTGGTAAACATTGTTGAAGTTGTTACAATATTTTTTCAACTCGTTTAGATACATTTCAGAAAAGTATTTTTTAAATGATTTTTGAACATCAACTATTATCAAAGTATCTTGATTATAACTTTCAAAAGTTTTAAGAAATTTCATAAATTATATATTAAATAAAAAAACCCATCATTTCTGACGGGTTTAAAGTTTATAGTAGTTTAAAATTATGCTTCTTCTTCTTCGTCTTCTTCCTCTTCTTCCGGAAGTGCTTCGCCTTGAGCCTGCGGTTCTTCAAATTCTCCTTGTGCTGGTTGAGCTTCAGGTTGAGCTTGTCCTTGTGGTTGAGCTTGTCCTTGTGGTTGAGCTTCAGGTTGAGCTTGTCCTTGTGGTTGAGCTTGTCCTTGTGGTTGAGCTTGTCCTTGTGGTTGAGCTTCAGGTTGAGCTTCAGGTTGAGCTTCAGGTTGAGCTTGTCCTTGTGGTTGAGCTTCGGGTTGAGCTTGTCCTTGTGGTTGAGCTTCGGGTTGAGCTTCAGCCTCACCTTCTACCTGAACTTGTGGTTGTCCTTGTGCTTGACCTTGTCCTTGAGCTCCACCCATAAGTGCGTTACCTGGAAGTTTATCAATATCAAGATTGTTCATGTTTATGTATTTAATGATCTCTTCAGCGATGTCAACATCACCAAAAAATTGACGAAGGTTTTTACCTGTTGTATCTTTAACTTTTTTCACATAAGCATTGATTAATGATTGTGGAATATCAATCATAGTCTTAACTTTATAGATATCGTTAATTTGGAGAACAGATTCTTTAATAATTTCTTCTCTATTTTTTCTAATACGATAACTTTCAAATGTTCTAATGTGTTTCATTTTCAAATTCTGATTTTTTATAATGTATATATTATATTAAAAAAATGTCTTTTTTTCAATATAATTAACGAACCAATATTGCTAATAATATTCCTAAAACTGTTCCTCCTATTCCAACTCCGTAAGCTATGTTTCTTTTTGTTTTTAATGTAGATATTTCATCATTTAAAAGAGTTATCTGTTTATCTCTAACAGATATTTGGTCGTCGCAAAGTTTTGAGTCATCTTCGCAGTTTTTCAATCTTTGTGTGAGATTGACTATTTGATTATCCTTATCAATTACTTGGCCTTTGTATAAGGTTAAGTCGGTTTCTAATTGAGATACTTGTTTTTCAAGTTTACTTATTACTTTTATATAAGAAAGACTTAAACTGTCACACTCGGCTCCTGCTTTTTCTAATAGATTTACTAATTCGAATGTGTTATCAATTTTTTGAGCCTGTTCATAAGTCATTATGACAAATTTGTTTCCTAATGAGTCTTTTTCAATTCTTGGATATTTTTGACTAAATGTCAAAAATGAAAAGAACATAAATAATGTTGTTATAATTATTGTTTTCATGAAATTATTTTAATTTTTCTAATAATGACTCAATTAAGTCTTCATCTTCTCTTTTTATTGGATCTTTTTTCAAATTATCAATCTTATTTTTAGTTTTTTGATAATCTGATTGCCATTTGGTTACATCTTTTTTAGCCAATTTTAGTTCTGATTTTGTTTTCGCTAACTCTTGTTCGACTATTCTAATTAAACTGTCTCTTTTTTTGATCTCAATTTCTCTCTTATCAAAGTCTTTTTCAAGTTTAATATTAACAGTTTGTAAAGAATCTCTAACTTTTTGAATTCTTTCAAATTCTTGTTCTAATTTTTTATATTCTTTTTTGTATCCAGTTCCTTTAAGAAACCACATTGAAAAGAATAAAATACAGAAAAGTAACAGTAGAGCTGTTACTATATTTTGAATGCTTAGTTTAAAATTCATTTTTGGTATTTTAATTTTAGAATTATTTATTTTTTTATCCATGGTTTATATATAATTTTTTTTATGTTATTATTGATAATTAATTTTTTTATATATATTTGTGAAAAAAAATAAAATTTAATAAATGTATCAAACATTATATTGCTTCGACTTTGATGATACCTTAGTTCACACAATGCTTCCTGATCCTGGTATGCAAATTTGGGAAGAAAAAACAGGAAAACCCTGGCCGTACATAGGTTGGTGGTCAAAGTTTGAAACTTTGGATATGGATATATTTGATACCCCTAAAAATGAGTGGACTTATAAAAAATATTTAGATGCTAAGGATGATCCAACTGGTTATTTATTTTTAGCCACTGGTAGATTGGATAAAGCCACTGGTATGAGAAAAGGTGTTCAAAAGATTTTAGATCATTATGGTTTTGAGTTTGATGAGGTTTTTCTGAATTGGGGCGAAGATACTTTTAAATTTAAAACACAATTATTTGAACAAATGATAGTAAAAACTGGTTGTAGACATTTTATTATGTATGATGATAGAAAAGATCATCTTCCACATTTTGAAGAATGGGCTCAAAAACAAAGTTGTGCTGTCACTGTCGTTGATGTGGTAAATAAAACTTTAAAAACTTTCTAATAAAACAATAATATAAGTCATATGGCAACTATTACAAAAAAGAAAACACAAAGTAAGGCAAAAGAAATACTTTCAAAACCTTATAGATTAGATTTACACAATGATGATTTTAACTCTTTTGATTGGGTTATAACTTGTCTAATGAAAGTGTGTGGTCATGAATATGAACAAGCTAATCAATGTGCTCACATTGTACATTTCAAAGGTAAGTGTGATGTTAAATATGGTGATTTTGAAACTATTTCTACTATGAAGGAGAAGTTACAAAGTTCTGGTCTTTCTGTGACTATGGAAGAAAATTCCTAACCAATTCCAAACCAACTACCTCCCATATTTGATTTACCGGATTTTGTTTTAGCGAGATTTTTTGCTCTTAAAAATGAACCATAGTCAACGCCTTCGACAAAATCAATGTTGTTCATGCATTGATTTATGAATTGCATCATTTCTTTATCGGTGTGTTTATTAGACCACTCATCAACCATTTCTTTAAAATCGGTTTTTTGAAATATAGAAGTCGTGTTTACAATTGTCATTACGCAGTCATCGTGTCCTACATCTGCGGCATATTTAGTATTTCCTGCTGTGGTTGTGTGCTTTACAAAAGTAGTAATTTCTCTAATAGTATCCTCGTTGTTTATTCCAAATCCTTTTGAATACATCAAATCTTGATAGTCTTTCACCATTAGATTTTTATTTTCTCCGACTTTTAGTCCAACTTTTTCTTCCGTGGCGTCAATTCTGTGTTTATATCTAACGAAAATAGATGACCCGTAATCATTTTTACCATCAAAAACGTGTGGCATTTCTGCTAAAAGAGTATTTCCGTAATTGTTTAACTCTAATACTACTTTTACATTTTCAGGATTGAAATATTCAAAACAAATTAAATATAAAAGTTCTGATAGCTGTTTTATTGATATTATATTACTTCTAAATATTCCTATTTGTTCTAATTTAAAGAAATCAACTAGTGATTTATAGTTATTTTTCTGCATGTCTATTACTTCTTTTGTTTTATTGTTAATTCTAAATATATTTATAACTGAGTAATCTTGACCTAATCCTTCTGAGATATCGACTGATATTATAACTTTATAATCTTTTCTTTTTAAAGGTAGAAACAAATCATCATCATCTACGAATTTTAAATCTGAGTAACTAAATTTAATTCTTTTATCAAATTCTGTAATTTCTTCAAACACATAATTTTTCTTATTTCTTAACAACTCATCAATAATTGCCTCATTTAGTAGTGATTTTGAAGCATTGATAAATCTAAGACCATATTCTTGATTAAATGCGTCTTCTCCACCTATATCTTTAATTGCTTCTTCTTTCCAGGTAGTTGCCTCAGATAGTGCTCTTACTGGAACCTCAAATCCTCTATTGTCTTCTATTGATAAAGATTTAACTTCTTCATCTGAACAATTTTCGTTGTTGTAAACATAGATAATATCCTTTTGTAAATCTGAGTTCCAACCCATTTCTATTTTTGTTTTTTCACCCCATTTCTCTTTACATAGTTCAAATACATCTTCTTTTGTGACACCATGATCATATAATTTGTGAGGATTTAATCTCAAATAAGTTACAAATCGACCAGGAACTTGATACCAATATACCCTCATTGCTTTATAGTTATTCTTCTGTGGATCTCCCTCTGGTCTTTCTGCATCTGTTAGAAGTCTATGAAATAGATTCATTCCATTTGGTGTGGAAGTGATAATAATCTTAGAGTTTTGAACAGCCGCTGTCGTTGGAAAAGCAGCTGTATAGTAAGGTTCAATAATATTTGATGGAATATGTGCAAACTCATCTAAGTAAAGAACATCAATGGTAAAACCAATAGCTGGAGTCTTTGTTCTAGCTGATGTTTTTATTCTACAACCATTTTCAAATGTTAATGATTTTTGATTCCAAGTCTTAATGCCTGGTTTTAAAAAGAAAGGAAGAAGTGTATAGATTGATTTTATCTTATCCACGATTTCAACAGCCGTGTCTCCTTTGTTTGCTACAATCATTATATTTTTATCGTTATCAAATAGAATTTTATGTAACATGAAAATAGCTGATGATATTGTTTTACCAACCTGTCGAGATGCCATAAGTATATTAAATCTACTATTTACAAAGTTATCTAGTATTTGTTTTTGATAGTCTCTGAGTAGAATATTACCAATAGAACCATCCTCTCTTTTTACTTTACAGTATTTTTCAACGAAATAATGAACATCTAAGGCACATCTAACATATTCTTGTTGTTCATCTGGTGTCATCCTAAATGTTACACCTGATCTTCTTAATCCTACTTCACTTTTAAGCCAAGGATTTTGATATCGTTTTATTACAATACCATCGTTTATTTTATCTGTTGATTCATCCACTAATTTAGTGGTAAAAACCATTTGTTTTTCTTGTTGCTCGTTGGCTGCCATAAGGACAGAGAATATTTTTTTATATATATTGTAAAAAACCACGTCTATGTCTAAATCAGAGCAAGAAAGAAACAGATTAAAAGATGAGTTTGACCAAATTCAATCAGAAGGTGGTGAGTTTGATATATCTAAGCACTTAGCAAAACCAGAAGATTTACCGGATTTAGGTGAAATAGAAATTTATGATTATGATGCTGACTTAACAGTTGCTAGTCAACAGTCTATGAATGTATTAGAATCACTTGTTGATTTATATTTAGGTGACGTTCCTCAGCTTAAAGAACATCCTTATATTAAAAATAAAATGAAAGAAGATGCTGTTGTGTATGCTGAAGGTATATTCTTAACAAAGATGACTAGAAAGAATTTCTTATCTCAATTGAGACAAGTGGACAATGGTGATAACTCTGCTAGAATGCATGAAGTTGTGAATCAAACAATTGGTCAAATTAGAGAGAATGCTAAATTCTTATCGGGTCAAAAGACAGAGTTGGAAAAATTCTATAAGACATTAAGAAAAGATTTAGGATACAATGAGATTGAGAATCAAGAAATTAAACAATCAGAAGAAGAGGGTGAAAGTAAGGATGGTGCAATTATGGATAGTAGATCACTTAATGAGATGATAAAACAAGCAATGATAAATAAAGATAGTGATAAAAAAGGTTAAAGTCTATTTATGAAACTTTCGTAAGTTTTCATAATTCTATCAATACTAAGTTTAACTTCTGAAGTCGTGAACATATTTACTTTATTATAAGTGACTCCTTTTATATCTAAAATAATTTCATTTTCTTTTACTAAACTCTCTATACCACTTTTTATATCAGGTTCGGTATTAGATAAGACAAATCTAAGAACATCATTTATTGATTTCGCTAAATTCAAAGTTTTTACCTCATCGTCATAAAAATAAATCTTCTCGTATTTTGGTATTTCCTCATTTGTGAATATATTACCATCTGTTTTATATCCAACTAAGTGTTGTAGAAGTAGTTTAACTTTTTTATGAGCTGTTTTATCCTCGTCTCTGTTGAAGAATGTCTCTGATATAAAGTAATAATTTTTTATTTTAAGTCCAAGTTCTTCTTTTAAATAAGTTTCTAACTTTTCAATTAAAAAATCGTAATTTGATTTCGTATTTTTTGAACAAATAAAATAAACATCGTCGTCAGAATTTTTTAACCTTACAAAATGTTCTTTCCATATTTTATAGTCTAAAGATTTAATTAAATCCGGCTTCATAAATTCTTGCATTGAAAAGGCTAAGCTTGTAATTTCAACTCTAAGTGATTTACATCGATTCTTTATTTTTTCAAAAAGTTCACTTTGTATACAGTATTCTACACCGTCGATAGTAATTGATTCACCTTTATTTTTGTAAATTGATTTTCTAATCAGATTAAACTCTGATTGAGTTATTTTAACTAAAGGTTCATTTGGATTTTTTTTTGAAACAATCCAAACTTCACTATCTACTACAATTGCTGTATTTAAGTCAAAGAAGTGTGCATTCATGGTTTGTAATTAGTTACTTTGTATTTTATTTCATGTGGTTCATCATCAAATCTTGAACCTTCATAAGTTCTATCTTTCCATTCGACTCCTCCACTTAATTCTTTGTCAAAACTTCTACATTTGTTACATTCTTTTGGATGTACGAATCCATCGTCTGTTTTGATAAAGTTTAATTCTGTGTAAGTAAAGTGTCCTTTACACCAAGGGTTTGAGCATACTGATTTGAAACTTTCCATATAGTATATATAAAAAAAGAAACCCATCAAATTGATAGGTTTCTTTAATTATTTTATTAAATTTTGACTTAGTGCGAAGTCGTATATTATTGGTAGGTTTAAACATCTTTTGAACTCTTCTCTTATATCTTTTAGTTTTTTAGATTTTTTGATTATGTTCATAATTGATATTCCAAATTCCTCCTGAAAAATTAGATAACAATCAGACCAAGTTTTTTCATAGTGTTCCAGTTGTTTCCATTCTGTGTGACCACCTGTTAACCAATATAGTGATTTTTCAGGGGTGATTTTGTCTTCGTTTATTTCAAATTCAAAATCCCAGATTTTGTGATTATTATCTATCATTTTCATCATAATAGCCACACCTTCTGCTATATCTGTTGTTGTTTCTTTACCAATTTCAAAAATAAAAGTTTCTCTTTGTTTATTTATTTTAATTTTTTCGTCAGAGAATACTACCTCTGATAGTTCTTCAATCGCTAATTTTCTTTTTTTCATGCTTGAAAATTATTTTTTGATGCCACTTATCCAAGTGCCGTTAAATTGTCCACCTTCCCATATTCCATTCTCCCACGTTCCGTAAAATTCACCTTTTGTGAATATTCCGTAGTGCCAATTGCCTGATAGAAAGTTTCCATCATGCCATATTAAAGTATTATTTTTTATTTCAATTATTGCATCACTAATTGTAGAGTCAATTAACCAATAGAATTTTTCAGATTCTAATATTTCTAAAATTTCTTTTGGGTGAGTGAAGACTTTATTATTGAATTTTAACTCTTTTGGTGCTGTTGCAAATGATTTGCCTAAATTCATAATTAATAAATTATTTGTTAAAATATATATTCTTACTTTTTTATCAAATATTCACTAAAACATGGATTTTTTAAGATTTTGATAAGAATGTCAATTTTTTTTTTTTATCAAATATTTGTAATAAAAAAAACCACTCAATTTGAGTGGTTTTTTAAGATTTTGATAAATCATCAAGAAACTTTTTTTCATTTATTGTTAATGAGTTCATTCCTAACTTAAGAATCTTATCAAGAATCGCGTCTGTCTCAAGAACTTCATTTACATTAGAAACTTTTTTGTTTGATTCTTTTTTAACTTCTGCAAAAACTTTAGTATTCTTTTTAGTTTTAAAATCAGTTGGTTGAATCTTCAAAAGTTTATCTTTTTCTTTTTGAGAAAGGTGAGAATAGTTAATATTCAAGTAAAGGCCTTTGTAAAGAGGTTTGTGAAATTTTTCACGCAAATCTTCTTTTTTCACACTACCTATAACGTAAGGTTTGTCTTTTTCCCAGTATAATCGAGTAGAACCAGAGTCTTTGAAATCTTTCAAAATACCAGGTTGTAGATTAAGTTGTTCGCAGATAACATCAAGTTGTTGATTGTTATATTTTTTGATTTCAATACAGATAATATTTGACCAGTTCATCGTAGTGTTTTTTATTTATTTATACAAATATACAAAATTTTTATAGAAAACCAAAGAATTTTTAGATTTTAATTTTTATTGTTTCTCTATTCATTTACAAATATACAAAATTCGGGATAAAGAAAATAATATATACAAAAAAATTAAATCATTTTAATGAGACATTTACACTCAAGAGATAATTACCTTAAAAATATTAATGAAAGAAAAAGAATTCAACAAGATAAAATGTTGGAAGATCTAACAACTAAATTAATTTTAGAAGAAAATGCTCCTGGTTCTGGAGCTTTTGGTAACAACGTAAAATGGGGAGACTCACTTTTAGGTAGATTCATAAACTTTGTTATTCGTAAGATTGGTGTAGGTGTTGATATGGGTAGAATATCTTTGGTCTCTAAGCAAATGAAATCTCAATTTGAAAGATTAGTGAGTGAATCAGCTATTAGAACACTTTCTAAAGAAGATCAAGAAGATATTTCAAAAGTTCAAATATCTTCTATTTTAGGAGTTCTTAAAAAAGCTGTAGATGATGGAGAAAAAGTTGGTAAACTTAAAGACATCACACAAAGCACTATTGATAATTTAGAAGATTTAGAAGTTAGTGAGAAATCAGAAGAGTCAAAAAAAGTAATAATCGCTGCTTTAGAGGAATTTTTAAAGTTCTTAGAAAAGTATAAAGATTCTGATGGTAAAGGTGGTCCTTTATCTGAAGATGCTGATAAAACTGAAGATGATGATGAAAAAGAAAGTGAAGAAGGAAAACCAGGTGATAAAATATCAATCAAAACAGGATACCCTACAATGATTAAGAACTTGAAAGCTCTTTCTTTGGTTTTGGCTAATTATAAGAAATTTAAACCTAAGGCTATTGTGTCATCACCTGAAGATTATTTTCACATTACAAAAGGTGGTGAAACTATTGAGGGAATTCAAAAAGATGTCAAAATTAATAAGAATAAATTGGCAATTGAGCAAATTTGGTCTGCAAATGCAAAAACTTTAGAACCTTATACTATAAAGGCTGATAAATCCAAAATGGACAAAAACAAATTACAATTAGGTAAAGATATAAAAATCAAATTGTCTTTAGTTAAAGAAAGTTTCATATTTGAGGAAGGTCCAATTCAAACTACTATGGTTGGTGATAAATCAGGTATCGGTGCTGGTGGTGGTAAAGATAGAAATGTCGGAACTGGAAAAGAAGATCATTTAACGCAAGCTTATACTAAATTAAAGAAAGCATGTGAGGTATTGGAAAATCCTAAAGATAAAGGCATCGGTGTTACATTCGACTTCTTAAAAGCTATTACTGATAAATCAGTTGACGAAGAAAGTAAAGTTGCTATAAAATCCTTATATAAAGAGATACTGAGATATTTAATTGGTGATAAAAAAGCTACTTTAAATGCGCCGGCTGACAGTTTGTTTGTTGAATCTGTGGATACTATCAAAGATAAGAATAAAAAAATCATTGTAGCTGAGAAAATAGCTAGATTTACAATGAGAGCTATTCAATTTGATGGTCAAAATCTTTATGCTGGATTGGGTGATTTAGGTAAACCACTTCAACAGTTTGTTGATTCAATGAAAGAATTGAAAAAAATTGATCCGGAAGAGTTAAAAGAAGTTGTGAAAAAACAAGAATCTAAATTATTAAAATATAATTCTTATTTAACTTTAATTAGAGAAGCGGAAGGAGATGAAGCTCAGGATGAGAATAAAGAAGACAAGTCCGCTGAAATTTCAAAAGAGATTAAAGAATACTTTGATGAAAACTTAGACTTTGATGCTTTCTTACTTTCTGAAGAAGAAGTAAAAGTAGTTGAAGAGAAAGTAGAAGATGCTTCTAAAAAACAAGGTAAATCTATCGTCATTAACGGAATGAATCCAATAATTGAGATTGTTAGACTTTTCAACAGAGCTTATAAACTACATACAACAGATGTTATTCCAGGAGCTAGAACTGACGGTGCTGTTGATAGATTAACTTATAATGAATATACTACATTTGGTAGTTCTTCTGGTGCACCATCGGCTACTGAACACGGTCCATATAGACATAAAAAGACATTCAATATTTGGGAAGATGCTGTAATGGATATATTTGCTGATACAAGATTCTCTCCTATTTTTGCAAAAGAAACTGTTTTAGATGATGGTGCTGGAAATGTTAGAGAAGGAGCAGGTGTTGCTTTAAGACAACTAATGACTGATCTATTAGATGGTGATAATCTTTATAAATCAAGTGGAGGTGGTGATTCCGCTGGTGCTCAAAAGAAGGCTATCGAAAAGTACTTCGGTGAGACCGGAACAGATTTCTTTGATAAAAACTCAGACGTTCAGTTGGGTATGGTTGATAAGAAAACAGGGAAAAATGATATAGAAATCAATAATGAAACTGCTGATGCTATAACTGTTTCTAACTTACAATTTACAAAATCAAGTTCTGTTACATCTGATGAAGTTTTAAAAGAAAGTAAGTTTAGATTTACCACTCTTCAAGTAAATGGTAAGGATTCCGAAGGAAAAATTGTTCGTTGGTATCTTTTTGTTAATGAAATGGCAAATGATAAATATTATGTTATGATGTCTAAAACAATGGCTTGGTTTAGAAACCTTATACAAAGTGAGTATCCATCTACTGAAATAGGTAAAGGTGATTCTGATGTTGCTCCTGAAATGAGAGATAGATTAGGTAGTGGTCCATATCCTATTATTCACACAGTTATGACTAAGAAAGCTTTGGAAAGTATTGCAAATAATAGATCTAAATCAATTGAAGTGAAAGGTTTGGTAAAAGAACAGGATAAACCTAAAACAATTACAGAAAACATAACAATTACAAATGTTAACTGGTTATCTCTTAAAAAAATGGAAGATAATAAAGTTAAAGGTCTAAACATATTAAAGTTAGAATCTAAGGATAATGTTGCTAATTCTTTAAAATCTATAAAACCAGCATTCATTAATTACAGAGAGGTTGTTGATAAAAAATATAACGAGGGTAAATTTACCCCAGAGGTGATTTCAAAATGAGATATCTAAGAAAATATGATTTTTTTAAAGAAGCTTTAGCTATATCAACAACCGATAGACCAGATGAGAAATTGGCAAAACAAAGTGCTAATGACATTGAAGCTGACTTAAAGGAATATAATGCAAAGAAGACTCAAATTGACCAACTATACAATTCTACAAAGAATAATTTAGAAATAGAACAAAAGTTAAAAACAGTGCTTCCTGAGAAAGAGAATAAAAATCAGTTTTTAGTCGATTGGTTGAGAATTTGTAGAATTCAAAATGAGATAGAAACTGCTAATAGTGATAGAGTTTTGGCACAGGCTAACAAATCAACTCTTACTGGTGAAAAGGATTTGAAAGAACTTACTGATAAAATTTCAAACTTCGATAAAATTTTAGCAGAAAAGTCTAAAGAGTTACAAAAATTAATGGTGGATCATAAAAAACTTATTGATGAAGCCACAAAAGAGTTGAAAAAAGATACTCAAGAAATTCAAAGTAAAAAGTAAAAAAAGAAAAAAACCTGTTTTTTCTTTTTTATATATACTATAAAATTAAAAAAAATATAAACAATATGGCAATTCAAATTGGAAAATACAAGAGACCAGGAATCTTCTTAGAAGAATTTGACAAGTCTGTAATCACAAGCCCAGTAGTTGAAGGTATTACAAACCTTGTTATTGGTGTTTCAAGAAAAGGGCCTGTTAATACGCCGATTAGAATAACTACAACTTCTGAGTTGGAGTCTATTTTCGGACAATTAGATAGAGGATTAGAAAGAAAGGGTTCATTCTTTCATAGAACAGTTTCTAAAATGGTGGAAACTGCTCCAGTTTTCGCTATGAACCTTTTAGTAACTGATGATACATTAGATGTTATTGAGTATCAATCTTTATCATCTTCTGCAGCTTCAAGTAATGATATTGAAAGAGAGGGTCCTTATAGAAGATTCTTTGATACAACAGGTTTCTGGAAAAGAGACACTGATTCTTTTATTAACCTTACTAAAAATACATCAGGTTACTCTGAGAGAGCATTTAATATTACTAACCTTTCGGATAGATATGTTTCTGTTTTCATCTTTAAATCTACTTTAACTGGTTTTGATAGAACGTTACTTGAATGGTATGGTTCTATTGAGAAATTGCCGTCATATGTAAACGCTTTAGATTATGCTTCTGATTATCTTGTTGATGTTGTTATTATCGCAGGTGATTGGTCTAATTATCAAGAGTTGGCAGTTGATCCAAGATGGAGTAATTACTTTAGTGCATCTGGTCTTAGAAAAGCTCAAGTTAGAAACTTCGCGGATGATAGAAATATTACAACATTAGCATACTACGAAGGATTGTCATTGATTCCATATTTTAGAGATCTTAATGGTAGAAATATCTTTATCGAAACTACTATTAACAGAGATACTGATAGAACAGGTGTGTTCTGTGCATTTAACAATGATGTAGTTGAAACTGATTACTACAATGGTGTATTAGACTTATTGGGTAATACAATTGCTGATGGTGGTGAAAATGAAATTAATTTCTTATCATATAAAGAAACAATCACTGAAGATGTTCAGATTGTTTCAACTCCACTTGACTTACCGGGTAACGTAACTGCAATGTTAGGTGATTTAGGTCCATCATATGGTTCTTATTCATACGTGTCTCAACCAGCTCACGCTTATGGATTTGATTTAAACCCTGCTAATGAATTTGCTGAAACTTTATTAACAACTGGTTTGGTTGAGAATCCTGAAAGAACAGCTTGGTTTGGTGAAGGTTCTGTTTATAACGTGGATTTAGTTTCATCTACACCTGCTATCGTTACAGCTACAACATCTATTAGTGTGACATACGGAGCTGGTCCAGGTGCCTTTGGTGTGATTGGTGATACTCTTATTCCTATCGCTGCAACCGCTACTTTGGTTATGAACGCTGGTGACTATCCATTTAGCACTACATTAGCTACTTACTCATCTGCTTTCATTCTTGATACTACTGGTGAGATTCAAGTGGTTAGTAGTTTATCTGTTGGTGTTAATCCAGCTGTTGGTGCTACTGATATAGTTTTAGGTTACATTGACTTAGGAGTTGCTTCTCAGTCTTTTGTTTCCCCTTCATCTTTCTCAGTTGAAGATGTAACTGTTGGAACTTCTGAGTATATTGACTATGATTTTGGAACTTACTCAACTAGTGACTACTACATTTCTGAAGTTACTGCCGGATCCGGTGTAATCAAAATTGAATTCCCCGGAACAAATGATACACCATCTGTTACAAATTACAAACAATGGAGAAAATTCAAAATGTTTAACAGATTAGTTAATCTAATTGATGGTCCTAATAAAAATAGAATGTCATTGGTATTAAATCCAGTTACATATGAAAAATATAGTTTTGAAAATATTACAATTTCAAATATTGTTCAAAGTTCTCTTCTAAATAAATCATTTAACTTAACTACTGGTTTGACAACGGCTCAGTTATCTGATATCTTAAATGGTTATTTAGTAATCTACACTGAAGATAATGAGTTTATCTTAGGAAGTGAAGGTGTTCAGACTAAATCAGATATGGCTGATATCAATAATAACAGTGATTCTATTGGTGTTGTTGGTAAATACTCAACATTCTACACTAAAAACTACGATGGTCAAATTAATACAAAAGATTACTTCTTTAGTAACCGATTATTCTTAGACGCATCTGGAGCATCAGCTAGTAATTTAACTTTACTTAATACAACAGTTGATGTTTTATTCGTAGATGGTGAAGAAGCAACAAATGGTGGTAACACTCAATCTTGGGCTGGTTATGATTATATCATTTTCAGATCAGATGTTGCAAACTGGGATACTGAAATTAACTTAGCGACATTTGAACAAGTTTATTTCCCTGATTCTACCTTAAATAAAGGTTCATTCACGATAGCTTCTAACGAAGTGACTGCGTTTAACGGAAAAACTCCACAACAAATTGCTGGTCTTTTAGGATACGGTAACGGTTCTGGAGCATCTCAATACTACGCTTACACAGTAGCTGAAGAAGTTGTTTATGAGTCACTTACAGATGTATCAAGAATGTATGACTATCTTGTTAGACATTATTTGAGAATGTATGTAGATAACGATGGAACATTATATGTTGAGTTTAAAGATTCTGATTTAGCAACTGATGTTGATGTTGCGGCTTTAGCAAACAACACATTCTACATCAAATCTGAAAAATCAAATTTCAAACAAACAGTAGAGATTGAAATTCCATCTGGATATGTTCAAGTTCCAAATAAAGTTTTAATTAATGGTGAGAGATATTCAGAAGTAAAAGTTGGTGATTTCTTAGAAGCTTACTACGATGCTACCACATTACAAACTGGTCAATATCCAAGAAAACTTACAAGAATCTTGTCTAAGAGACAATACTCTGGTGATGCTTCTTTAACTGAGGTTACTTGTGATTCAAGAATCGCTACAAGATTCTCTGGAGGACAACTTCAAACACAAAGATACTCAACTGTTGACCAATATGCTACAACTTATAAGGTTCTTTCTTTGAAAGGATTTAGAATCAGAAATGCTTCTTTACCTGATGGAACTGAAGCTAGACAAAACTCTGTTTTGAACTTAGTCGCTAAAGGAACTCCTTTATTTAAATCATTGACTAACAAAGAGGCAATTGACTTTAGATATTTAGTTGACTCATTTGGTTTAGGTCTTACAGAAAAGAGTAAACAACAATTAGTTGATATCTGTGGTGATAGATTAGACGCATTTGGATTCATTAATATGCCATCTGCGAGAATGTTTAAAAACTCTTCTTCACCAACATTCGTAAACACAGAAGGTGTGTTACAAATGGAATATGTTTCTAAAGGTGGTGACCCTGAAAGTAATCCAGCATTCCTTTACTCATTTGCTGATGGAGCAGGAACAACTTGTGTAGGTTATTTCTTCCCTTATGTAAACATTAATGATAATGGTAGACCATTGGATCATCCACCAGCACCGTTTGTTGCGACTACCTATATGGCTAAACATATTTCAAATGTTGGAAATGTTACTCCTTGGACAATCGCAGCGGGTGTTACAAATGGTAGAATCACTGGAATCAATTCAATTGAACAGGATTTCACACCAGAGGATATCGAATATTTGAATCAAGCACAAATTAATCCACTAGTATTCAAAAGAAATAGAGGATTCATTATTGAAACTGAGAATACAGCTCAAACGCTTGTTAAGTCAGCTCTTTCTTACATCCACGTAAGAGAGGTTCTAATCGAACTTGAGAGAGAATTATCAAGAATGTTGTTAGACTTCCAATGGAAATTCAACACATCTGATATCAGATCAGATATTAAATTAAGAGCAGATGTTATCTGTGAGACTTATGTAAGTAAGAATGGTTTATATAACTACTTCAATAAAATGGATGAGGAAAACAACACTCCTGAGATTATTGACAACCAAATTGGTGTTCTTGATACATATGTTGAACCGATTAAAGGTATGGGTATCATCGTAAACAATGTAACAATTCTTAGAACAGGAGCTATCGCAGCTGGTGGATTCATCAACGGATAATCTTTAAGAAAAATAATTTAAAACCCTCAACCTTAAAAAGTTGAGGGTTTTTTTATTTAAATAAAACTTTTTAGTGAATTTAGATTATAATAGAGGAGATAATATATGTAATATATAAAAAAAATAATCTAAAATTATATGTCAAATAATAAAAATGAAATGTCGGAAGAGGATTACCTAAAAAGACATTTACAAGACTTAGATCAAGGTCAAAAAGAAGCTTCGGGTGATATTCCTTTTGTGGAGAATCCACAGGTAAATAGAACTAGTGACTTGCAATATTTCAATATGGATATCAGAGAATTGCCTTGTGGTCAGTTTTATCCTACAGGAACACTATTTATGGTTCGTCCAGCGCAAGTTAGAGAGATTCAATCCTATGCAATGGTTGATGATAACAACTTCTATGATATTGTTGAAAAAATGAATGATATGCTTCAAGCATGTGTTCGTATTAAATTCCCTGATGGCAAAATAGGTTCTTATTTAGAGATTAAAGACCAAGACAGATTATTTTTAATTTTCTTAATCAGAGAGTTGACATTCCAACAAGGAAATGCTTTAGCAGTTACTGTTAAGTGTGGTTGTGGTCAGGAGTTGAAAGTTGAATTGGTAAGAAGTAACTTCCATTTCCATGAAATGGATGAGAAGTTAGAAAAATATTTTAATCTTGCTACAAGAACATTTCAGTTTAAAACTGTAAATGGTAAATTCTTTGAACTTTGTCCTCCAAATATAGGTCTACAAAAAGCTTTCACTGATTATATCATTAGAGAAAATCAAGAAAAAAGAACTCCAAACTTGGCCTTTTTGAAAATTATTCCTTTCTTAATGCCTGGAAGATCTTCAATTACTATTGATGGTGTTAAGTCAAAAGTAAAAGAGTTTGAAGAAATGGATGATATTTCTTTTCAATTCCTTAATGCAGCTGTTGGAAAAATGACTATTGGTATTTCTGAATTAAAATCAACTTGTGAGTGCGGTGAGGAGGTCCGCACAGATATGCAATTTCCCAACGGAGCCTCAGGTATTTTCGTTGTTCCAGATGCCTTTGACGCATATATTAAAGAATAAGTTGTTACTTCAAAAACACTGGAGATTACAAGAATCTGCAATTGATAGTTGGCCATTTTGGTTATTGGAAGAAAACATCAAACTTGTTAATGAACTTGCCGAGGAAGAAGATAACTCTCGTAAGAAACAAGAAGGTGAACAATCTAAAGGAATGCCAAATTATGACGGTATGATGAGAAATATGAGTTCTCCTAACTTTGGCAACTTTAGTATGCCAAGCTTCTAATTACAAACATTATAAAACAAAAAAACCCATCAAATTTGATGGGTTTTTTATTTGTATTATTATTATTAATATCCAGAAACCAATGGTGGCTCGATTCTGAAGTTTTGATCGATATATTCGTCGATAAAGTAGTCAGCTACGAAGTCTAATGCAACGTTTTCAACGATTGCGTTAGAACCCCAGTCAAGTGAATAACCTCCAATTTTCTTTAATTGAACGTTTTGGAAAGTTACTCTTCTAAGAACCACACCTTTTTTATCGTGTTGGTTAACAATAACTGTTCCGATGATGTCAGATTTATAGTGAAGTGCACCATTTTGAGAGTTAAATACTAAATCATACCACGCTTTCATTGTATTCCAAGTTTCCATAGAACCAGCTTGATTCACGTTTACTTGTAATGGAATAGAAAATGCCACATCCGTTTTAGTTGGAGGTGCCATAAATAATCTTGTAGAGTATTTAAATCTCTGAGTTTTTTCTGCAACGTCGAATTCAGTTAAGTTTAAGTCGATTTTAGTTGCGTTTTGAAGCAATAAGATAGGATCTCTTCCCTGTGCTTGTAAGATAACTGGTAAGATAAAAGTTATCTCAAACAAGTTAAGATATACTACTTCATCTGGTAGAGTTCCTGGTCCACCCGGTGAGCCTGCATTTGTTACTTGTGTAAAATGTGGTAATGCCATACTTTTTAATTATTTTTTGTACTTTTCTTTATATATTTTTCATGTTTTTATCTCTAAGTCGTTTTACTTCAAATATGTTGTAAATTTTGCCTTTTCCACTTTTTAGATTTAATAGATAATTAATGAACTGTAATTATAGATATTGTGTTAAGGAAATAAAATATGGTAGACCAGATAGAAAGTTCTGTAATAAAAATTGCAAATCAAAAGAGAAATCGATTGAAAAAGAGTTTAATGCTTTAAATAGAAAAAATAAAAAAAGTAAAGATTTTATAATTAGATCTAGAATTAAACACAATAATAAGTATAATTATGATTTAGTTCTTTATGAAAATTGCAGAACTAAAGTCAAAATAATATGTCCAGTTCATGGAGTTTTTGAACAAACACCAGACGCTCATTTGTATTCTGGTAGTGGTTGTGAAAAATGTGCTAGGGAAGCTAGAAGAAAATCTGAAAAAAATGAAGAGTAAAACTATTTGTGTTTTTAGACTATAAATACTAAGTAAAAAAGTATATTATAATATGGCAAAGATTTATCTAATAGGTGATACACATATTGGTTTAGGTTATCCTAATTCAGTTGATAAGTGGTATAAAGTTCATAGAGAATACTTTGAAGATTTTCTTATTCCAACTTTAAAAAAAAGAATTCAACCCGGAGATATCATAGTTCATTTAGGTGACCTTTTCGATAACAGAAACGTTATTCCTATTAATCTTCTTAATTATGGAATGGATGTTGTTGAAGAACTATCTAAAATAGCTCCTACTCATATCATTATTGGAAATCACGATTTGTGGTCTAAATCAGCTTCTGAAATTAACTCAATTAGACCTTTTAGATATATTCCTAATGTTTCAATTTATGACAAAGTTACTAAAATTGAATGGAATGGTAAGAAGATTTTAATGATGCCTTATATTGAAAAGAGAATTGAACAAATAAAAAGCATTGATGGAAATAGAGATTGTGATTATTTATTCTGTCACTCTGATTTGAATGGTTGTAGAATGCACCTTACTTCAGTTGCTCATAAAAACTCTGATAAAATTGATATTAAAAACTTCTCAGCATTTAAAGGAGTTTATTCAGGTCATATTCACTTAGTTCAAACTAATAAAAACTTTACTTTTGTTGGTTCTGTTTTTCAAATGGATAGAAATGACTATGGTGATCAAAAAGGAATTTTTGTTATAAATGTTGATGATGAAACTGAAGAGTTTATTCCTAATAATGTATCTCCGGTATTTAAGAAAGTAAGAGTTATCGATGAAGATGGTGTTCAAACACTTGAGAACTTAAAAGATTCTAAAGACTATATTGATATTGCTATATCTAATAACCTACTTATCTCTAATAGAAAGTTAAGAAGAAAATTGGAAATTATATTAGAAAAGAGTAATTTTGCTTCTGTTGAGTATATTGACGACATCACTAAAGAATTACAAGATGATGATGAGTTGAATGAGTCAATTGAAATCGATGAAGAAACTATGGATATTTCCATTTCTTTAGATTATGAGGACTATGTTAAAGAGTATATTCTAAAACAAAAATACGACAACGAAAAATTCAAATCCGGAGTTATTTCAGAATTTGATGAGATAATTAAGATTTATAAAGATAATTATAACGCACAAAACGATTAAAATGAACCCTATTGAAGTTTATGATAGATGTTTATCTGGAAAACCTTATTCTAAGGAACTTAAAATATATTCAAGAAGATATTTGCGGCGAGTAGTTCTGGAACTTGCAGAAATTGATGAATTTGAAAAATGTATTGAATTAAATAAATTTATTGAAAATAGATTTAATTTACCAGTTTTGTTAGATTGATTTTTAAATCACCTGTTCCTTTTATTAGCCTATGATAAGCACCCATTGGTATAAACACTTCACCTTCTATTACTTTTGGTAATTCGTTATCTATTTGAATCATCCAATCTGTTTCACAAATAGATTCAACAATACGATTTTCATGATCTCTGTGCCACATAAACTCTCCAGAATCAGTATCTTGACTGAACTCTCTGATAAATGTATTATCACTTAATTTAGTTTCTTGAAATGGTAACATTAACTTACTATCTGTTTATATCTTTCTTTGAATTTATCAATTTTACCCAACCAATTATCTTTAACATCACATTCTTCTACATAGTTTTTGACTCTTGGTTCAATATATAATAAAAGTTCTCTTATTTGTCCCATCAGTGCTGATAACAACTTAGGATTATTGTATAATAAACTAATATCATCAATTATTTGAGTATAGGTTTTCCCATTTATAAGAGGTTCTCTAAGTCTTTTCATCATATCAGTTAATTCATTAGTTGATTTTTGATTAACTCCTCTTTTAGTTATTTGTGAAAAGCCCATCGTTATTAACATGCCAAAATCAATCAGAAAGTCAGTGATGAATTTTTTGTTAGCCGATTCAAATATTTGATATGTTTTTAAATGTTTCATAGTTATATAATCTTTTACCAGAATCCCGGATAAGTTTTGCCTCCAAACAAATGACCGTATTTGTTTAGTCTACAAGCCCAGTAACCTGCTTTAGTTTTATCTTTTTTAGTTGAACATTTATGTCTTGAAGCGAAATTCTTTCTAGCTTCTGGATCACTAACTTTAGCAGTTAAACCTCCTTTAACATCTCCAAAATTCACACGAATTGTTTTTTTAGTCTTAGGATTCTTAACATATACATAGTATTTCTTACCTGATTTTGTATTTCTCATTGGGTGATTTAATTCAACTTCTTTGCCTTTGTATTCTGCTTCTTGTATAGATTCAATGTTTTCCATTGGTAAATCTAAAGGAACCAGTTCACCATTGAAATATCCAAATTTTCCAATTTCAGTTGATTCATAAATTTCTTTGTCAATATCACATAACTTAACTCTTCCTAAATCAAATAATTTACGAGCTTCTTTAATAACATCATAAAAAGATTCAGAACCTGGTCTAAATATATTTTCAGTAATAGGTTTATTATTATCTAAATGGTATTTAAGATTTTCTGAAAAAAAAGAATTGATAAAATCAGAAGCTCTTTGTATATTCTCATCAGGTGAACATTTGCAATTTTCACATCCACATTCGCAATCTTGTTCTCCAGAACAACTATTGCAACATCCACATCCTGACATTTCACTTTCTTCGTAATCGCTATCAATCTCATCTTCTAAAAAATCAGCACCTCTGAGTTCTATACTTGATTGTTTATCAACTTCGTATTCATCGGTTGGTCTACCAAAGTCATCTGAGATTCCTAAATCATCATCGTCATTTGTTATACTTATTGTAATAAAGGATTCAAATTTTTCAATCTTATCTAATTCTTTTTTGAATTCTTTCTCGACTTTTTCTTGGTCATCTACTGATGTTTTAAAAGATGGTTTGTCTTCTTTATCTTTTTCTAAAGATTTAGCACTGAAAAGAATATCTTTTCCTTCTTCTTTCTTCTTATCGTTAAATTTTTTAACCTTCATATATTTAGTTATTTTTTAGTTACTTAGTTTTTTAACTATTAAAGCACATTTTTCATATTCTTCATTTGATTCAAGCTCTTTTAAATAGTCTTTTAATTGTTGTCTACTTGATAATTCAAGTCTTAATTTAAATCTCACCTCTTCTAGTTCTTTCATGTTTTTAGTAGATGTGTCAATTATCTTATTTATAATATATTTATCAGCTTTTTTAGAATAAAGAAAATCATCCCAAGTATAAATACCGTTTTCATTTAGAAAATCTAATATTTCCGCAACACATGAGTCAATTTGTGACTTTTGTGGTTGTTTTCCTTTTTTAAAAATCTTTCTGAAGAATTCTTCATTTAGAAAATCATCATAATTGTTAATTTTACCCATATCTTATATATTATTTTCTTTGATTGAGAAATGTAAAATTAATATATACTCAAAAGTCATATTAATAGATGTCAAATCACAAAAAACTGTTCTTCTTCAACAAAGAGGGTGATTATTTAAATTTTAAATACAATGAAACCACTGATCGTTTTGAAGGTGATATACTGTTTCACAAAAATTCTACAGATACTTACAAAACAGCAGCTGTCTATACCTTAGAAAATATACCTTCTTTTGAATATGAGTTACCTGGTGAATTGACCACTAAAAAATTTCAACTATTTAATGAAAAGGGATTTCATTTTTATGGTTCTAAGACTTTAGTTGAAGAAAGAGTAAGTAAAATAGAGCCGGTAAACAATGATCCTGCTTTCTATACTAAGTGGATTTATGGTGATGGGTTTGAAACAAAGTTTCCAATTGGAACTTTAATTAAGTTTGATACTACATTTTTAGAGTTTAATAATACAAATCAAGTCTATACTGTAATTTCAACTGGTGGTAGTAAAATAATGGTAGTTTCCATGATGGATAATGCTACTTTTGAGGCTCAATATCAATCCACTTATATAGAACCTGAAAATTATATTGATATTACTATTTCTGGTGTTAATGCTTTTGGTGTTTATGATTACAGAGATTCTAATTATATACCAAAACTTTCATTATGGAACGAAAGAGAATTTTTTGATGAATATTACTATGGTAGAAAATTAAATATAGTGGGTAGTGATAAAAATGATGGAATCATAACAGTCACAAGTTCAAATTTTAATGATCTAACACATTTTGAATATTCTTTAGATAGAAATGATCTACCTTTGGACACAAATTTGATAATGGAGGTTCTTACAAGAACTGACGTTCCTTTGGTTTATCAGGGTGGTATGACACTTAATGGTAACAGAATAGAAATCAAAGAACTTCTGAGATATCCACAGGGTTTAAAACCAGGAACTGAATTTAGAATTGTCGCGAGTCAATCATCAGCTACAAATTTCTACAAAGTGGCTGCTATACAAGAATTTAGAGAGATTACTTCAACTACTGCTTTTAATGTAGAAGATCAGGTTATTTGGAATGGTAAGATATACCAATGTGTAGTCGCTTATACTCAAAGTATAAGTAATTTAGCAACATCTAATATAACACCCGAAAATACCGATTATTGGGCAAACCCTACTTATGTTGGTGTTGAAAATAACTTTGCATTTGAAGATTTTTTAAGCGCTCAATTATTTTTAACATCTGATAGATACTATTATACTTATGGTTGGACTTATTCAGCTGAAACAACTTTAGCTTCATTTGCTCAAAAGTTCAAATCAAGTTTAGAAATATTTAATATTGATCTTTATTACTCTAATAAAAAGTTAAGGGCTGATTTAAAATATCCATCTAAATATGCTGTAGTTAATTTCTATCATACTAATATTGGACCGACCTACTCTATAGGTGATGTAGATCAAACAGTGGAAAGAATAGTTGGAGTCACGGAAAAATTAAATCAAGAATTAAATTATAACTATTCAGAAAATAAGAAATATGTTATCGTATTTACTGATATAGATGACTTTGGTTTTAAAGTGGTTATCAATAATCAGGTATATGATGAAGAAGCTGTATTGGTTTATTCTGGATCTTACATAGATATGGAAAGGAGTATTGATAAGACTTTGAGAAATTGGCTAAAAAGATGGTATATAGATTTGATGGCTTTAGGTGTATTGGTTGAATTGAAATATACCGGATCTTTTACATCAGTTTTTTATAATTCAATAGTTATTAAGTCTCAGTATCCAAATGTGGATGTTCAAGTAAATGATATTTTAGTTGGAACTACTGCTTTTTATTATTTAGAGCATTCTAAAGTTCTTTTCACAAATATAGGAACGTATTTAAACATCAATATTGATGGTGATGACTATGGGCTTACTGTTTCTACAGTTGGTGCTACTCCTTCTATTTCACAAGCTCTTTCGGATTGGGAAACTTTATATTCAGATACTGTATCTGATTTACACTCGGTTCAAGTAAGAGCTTTTAATACTATACTTAAATTTGACCTTTTAGATCCAGGTCCGAGGTTGTCAGCAGCTGGTCTTAATTTAGATTATACTATAACGACCGGTAAAGTATCTTTACCTGGTCTTCCTGATTATACAATTCAAGAAAATCTAACAGGAAATCCTGGTGTTTTGGTGGCTTCAAATGAGATAAAATTACCTACTTCATCTACTTTTAGTTTTGAAGATGCTGGTTTTGCTACAGGTATGGCTCTTACGATTAACAATACTTTTTATACTTATGTTAATCAAGACTTTGTTATATTAAATCTCGATCCGAAATCTTTGAATTTGAGTTACCAAGGTCCATTCTGGGGATTAACTGCTAATCCTTGTTTAGTGTCACCATTTCAAATTACTGGTTATGATTCTGGTTTTAGTCAATCAAGTTGTATAGTTCCAATTACACCAACATCAAGTGTAATGGGTCCATTTTATCCACCAATGTTTGACCCGAGTTTTAGTATTTTCATTAGCACATTTAACGTTTATACAACTAATTACTATCAGGGATATCCTGGTATAGTTGATATTGAGTATTTAGAGTTAAGTAATTCAATATATGCTTTTGGTGATTATTTAGTTTCAGTGGATGCTTATTTCGGAACATTAAATGCTACGGTATCTCTTCCTGGTAACACTCAAAGTATTGAAATGGAGTTCAATACCACAAACAATTATTTATATCTCTTATCTAAGAAAAGAATGTTTGTGGTTGATCCTACTAGTAACTCATTAATTTCCACCATAACATTTCCTAGTTTGTCTTATAACGCTTTTGATATGGAGATTAACCCAGTTAATGGTGATGTTTATGTTTCTTATGATAATGTCGCTAGAGTTGATATTTGGGAGTTTGATAATTTAACGTCTTCTCCTTCTGTTACTTTAAATACCTCTACCTCTAACTTCCCGCCTTTGGCTACAAGAACTGGGGCAATGGTTTTCAATGATTTTGAAGGTGATATGTATGTAACAACTCAAGGTAACCCAACCGGTTTAAATGAGGTTATTAGAATCAATGGTGGTGTTGTTCAGAACTTTTTGGCCAATCCGAATCAAACAATTCAGAATACAAGTTATGATATACCTGGTTTGACACACAGTATATTTTATGACCCTGTGTATGAAGCTATCTATGTTTATGGTTCAGCTAGTCTTTGGAAAATCGATAATGATGCTTATGAACAAATTAGTGGAATCGCTACTCAACCGTTTGTGGATATAATTTTTAATAATTATTCATCACAAATAAACATATCGGATTCAAATAGTGATTTTACAGTTTTGGACCTTGGAACTACGAGTTTCACAACATTAGGATATCCATCTTCTTTATATGGTTATTTAGGTATGAGTCAATTTGATAATGATGTTTATATGAGTGTTCAAGGACCAGGTATTACAAAAATTGTAATTATTTCGTCAGAAACTGGTCAAATTAAAGACCAAATTACCATTTCTGCACAAGCTGGTAGAATTATTTATAACCCTGAGAGAAAATCTATGTGGAGTTATCAGCCTTCAAATAACTCATTTGTTGAAATTGAGGTAGAAATTAATCAAATTATAACTCAGGTTGCTAGCACATTCTCTCAAATTGCTGAAAATAATTATGGAACTTTAGATCCGGATTATACTCCAAGAGAGAGTGTGTGGTTGAAAACAAGAGATTACTTTAGAAGACCGAGAGAAAATTTTGAAGGTGATGTTGCTGTCAAGTATTATTGGAAGTTCATGACTGACCAAACACCACAGTTTTTTATGTATGACTTCTCTGGTGAACAACTAGAGTCAACTGGAGATTATGCTTATACTGGAGTTAAACCACTAACAAATATTTATCTTAACAAAAAGCCTAATAGAGAATTAGATAAAGTTTCTTTTGAAGAATATCAACAAACTGTTTTTGATAAAATCGAATATACACTTAGTTATATTGATGATTCTGATGATGTAACGGTTGAAGCATCATCTTTAGAACTTTTCTTAGGTTTTAGATCCGAAGAAGAAGGTGCTTTAAGATCTGTTCTTCAACTTTACAAAAAAGAAGAAATTGAATTTGATATTTTATCATCTTCTATAACTAATATAACTTTCGAAACTTTAGATCCGGATGGTGACAAAAGGGGTAGAATAATGATAAATGAAACATCTACTGAGAATTTTACTGGTAGAGGCTTAAAAATCGGACAACATATTGTTATGTATATAAAAGATACAACTAATCAGTTTGGTCAATATATTTCAGAAAATAATGGACTCTTTGTAAAAATTAGAGAAGTTTATACTAAACAATTGATTGTGGATTTCTTTAGTCCTAATTTTGACTTTTTAGCTACTGAGAATACAAAACTAGTAGACTATCCGAAAGCTGGTAAAACGACTTATTTAAAATCGACTTTCAGAGTTAGAGATAGAGAGATAGGTAGATTCTTAACTTATGGTGAAACTGAGGATGAAGATATAAGATATAAAATCGAATTAAATAATGTTGGTAAATTAATAAGCCCTAATGAAGTATTTATATTTAAAGAATATGATATAAACGAAGGTGGAGTTGATTGGACTTACTTAAACATGAAAAGAAAAGAGATGTTGATGACTAAAGATGTCATTTATCCTTATGTCGGGGCTTATAAATCAATTATTAATGCTATTAATTACTTTGGTTATAATGATTTACAGTTAAACGAATACTATGAACAAGTAGAGGGTCTACAAAATAGAAGTCTTACTATTAGCACTGGTGGTAGAGTTTTAAGTAGTGGTAGAACTCTATTTACTAATAGAGGTAGACAACTTTTTAAGATTGAGATACCTGATATTTTTGATAATACTGTAAAAGGATGGTCTGAAAAAGATTATATCACAAGTGAGTATTTAACAAGTGATAAGTTTAAAGCTACTAATTCTTTTAACCTAACTTATTTTATAACCGATAAAGAAGGTAATTACATATTAAATTACTCATTAGAAGAGGTTATAATTAAATTACAGGGTTTAAAATACTGGTTAAAGAGAAACATCATACCGATGACTCATAAAATTTTAGATATTACTGGAAACGCTTATACCGAAACGGCTCAGAACTTAACACATAATGTTTATGATTGTAGAGTGATTAATATTAAGGAACAGATGACACCGGTTACCTTTAAAATGAATGAAGTTTATCTTTCTCCGGTTAATAGTGGATCTACTGTTTATAATTGTGTTTTAGATTTTTATAGCATAATCGAAGATTTAGGAGCTGATTACAATCCTAATCAAATTGTAAATGGTAGTGGTGAGTTATTAAGAAAACCCAGACCTTATTATGAATATGCTGATAAATTAGTTTCTCCTGATATCTTTGATGTGAAAATTAGAACTTATAAAACTTATAAAGAATGGGCTCCTTATGTCACATATGAAGAAGGAGATAAAGTTATCTATTATGATAAACTATATGAATCAACTAAAGATAACAATAAACTAAACAATCCAAGAAAATATGAAAATGTTTTATATTGGCAACCAAGTTCTAAATATAAAGTTTCCGATGTTGTTGAGTATAACAGAGAGTTTTATGTCTTTTCGGGTTTAGGTGGTCAATCTACATCAGCTCCATCATTCTTTCCACAAAGTTGGTTAAAAATAACAGAGTGGAGATTACTTGATTATGAACCAGTTCAGATAATAACAGAACAAAGAAAAGGAACTAATCTATTACCTTTTAACTTTACGGTTGATTCAAACATAGATCCGTTTATTACTATTGAGGTAACTTCACATAGTGGTTATGGGGTTGTTTTTTCGGATAAAAAGAATTACTATTTAAAAGGAACTAAAGATATTACTGAGCCTTATAGACCTATCGATAAATTAGGACCATTTGTTCCTATAACACCTGTTTATTAAGCATAAAAAAACCCTCTTTGAGAGGGTTTTTAATTTATTGAATTATATTATTCAGTTGGTTGTGGGAATTGAGCTGGAACAGTTCCTTCAAGAAATACACCTTCCTCGAAAGTAAGAACCCAATCTTGAATATCTTTTGATAAATTCTTACCAGTGGCGTCATAGTAGTTGAAGATTTTACTAATAGCTCCAATCGTCATTAGTATCTGAGAGAATAAAGTAGAATCTTTTCCAAGTCCTTTTACTTTGTGATTTTGAATCAAGTGATAGATATAAGTAACTTCGGTAGCTGTCACAGCAAAAGGTAGAACTTCCTGATTAGTGAATTTTGATGATTTAATTTCCGTTAAAACTTTGTTTAACTCAATTGCAAAAAACACAGTATTTACATCATATTCTAATTTAGAATAAATTAAATCAGTTAAAAATTTCCATTGGTCTTTATTTAGATAGAAGTTGTATTTAGTTGCTTCTAAAGTGTCAATGAATTCTTTCCAAATTTTTTGAGATTCAGCATAAAGTGAGTCTTGTTCTTGAGGAGTTTTTCCTTTACCTGATTCATTTTTCATAAATTGATTTATTTCCTCAATTTTAGAATCCAATGATACTTCATTCTCATTGTTGATGTGTGAGTATTCAGTTCCTAAATATTCAAATTTAGTTTCTGGTTTAACAACGTTAGTTTCAATTTTTCTTGTCATTTCTTTTATTTTATTTTTTATTAACCTTTAATAATTTCTTCTTGTGAGCCAAAAAGCTCATTTAAAGTTTCTAGTTTATCTTTTGAGTTAGTGTATTTTTCAATCCACTTATCATGCTCTTCCATTAAGTCAGAGTGTTCTCCGATAGCTACTAAATTGTTTACATAAAGTGCTAAATTTGCTTTTGCTTCTGCCATCTCAGCTTCGTATTTTTTTCTTAAAGCTGTGATGTAATTCATTCCTAGTTTTGTTGTTTCCATAATCATATAATAAATTCTTCGTTTTTTTCGTCTTTTTGTTGCTCCTGATATAACTCTTCTACTTTGTTAGCTCTTGCTACCTTTTCTACGCCATATTTGTTTACAAGAGAAGAGAATGTGTTTAAGTCTGTTTTTACAAGTTTGATTTTTCCTGAATCCAGATTGATGTTAACTTTGTCAATTTCTTGTTCGAATAAAATCGTAGCTGATTCTTCATCATAAGTATTTAACAAATCTTCGTTGATGCTCACTTTTAATTCTTTTTGTAGAATAAAAGAAATATCATCTGCGATTTTAGCAATTTTTATTAAATTCTTTTGTTTTGAATCTCCAATAAATTGAAATTTAATTGCTATAGGAAATGATTTTTTATTAAAAACGTTAAAAAAATCATCAATTGTGTCTTGTGACAACTCATAAAATCTATCCATATTAATCTTTTTTATTTTATAAATAAAAATGCTGTAAAAGTTTAATTAAAGAAAGAAAATCAATGAAAATATAATAGAAGTTAATATAAGTAAAGGTGTTACAATATAATAAACTGTGTTATAATATCTTTGACTTTCAAAAAGTGAAAATCCAATTACCAATAAATATGAATATTTTTCTACTTTTCTAATTTCATAAACTCTAAAAAGTTCTTGAAGTCCTTTTTCGTTTAACATTTGAGTTAATTCTCCGCTAAACCCTCTAATATATGTTTCTGATATTCTATCTATGTCTTGTTTTTTAAGAGCATATGCTTCGCCAATTAATTCCTCTGGAACGTTAATCACAGTGTATAATCTTTGAGCAGAATCTATTCTTAAATTGAATTTTTGTTGTAATTCAAATTTAGATTCTTTAATGGTTTTTCTCCAAAGAAAAAAAAGTTTAAGTTTTTTCAGCATAATTATTATATTATATATCTAAATGTTTGTTTTTTGTTCAAAAATAATAGTTTATTTTTTTAAAAAAATTCTAAGTATTTTTTTTATTCTTCTATAATTTTTTGGTGGTGTGTAGATGGAAGAATCAACATCTCTTATATAAACACCTGGACTTACATATTTATTACCCATTTTTCTTATGTTTTTTCCCGGATCTTCTAGTTTTCTTATGGCTTTTTGGTGATTCATACTTGAAATCTAAATAAAATAGTTGACTTGATGGAGCAGACATTGGAGTTACTCCTTTTTTCATCAACTCTTTATATTCTTCATCATCTTCTAACTTCTTTTCAGTAAATTCACCACCTTCAATAATAGCTTCAATTTTACCATCACGATTTTCAGATTGTATTCTACTTTTCACATCATCAATTTCTTCTTTTGATGCGAATCCTATTATTTCATTGGACATTAATTTTGATGATACTTTCATAGCCATTGGTAGTAAACTTGAAAACTCTTCAGTTTTAGTTTCTTCTAATATTTGATTTGATTGATTTTCGACTAACTGTGATAAATTATCTAATTTAGATCCAGTCATACCCATAGAGCCTAAAATATTAGACCACTTTTTCATTATATCTTTCTTACTTGGTGTTTTCATAAAACAAAAAAACTTTTCTTTTTATAGAAAAGTTTTTATTTATTGTTTAGATTTCGTATTTATTCTTTAATCCATTTTTTGGAACATCTCTGTGACTAATCTTCCAAAGTTCTTCTTTTGGTAATTTTGACAATTGTTGAAGTAAATTTAAATTTTTTTGATATTCATTCATATTAGGTTGTTCTCTATTATGAAAAAGATGATAACATCTATAATCCATTTGTTTCCAATTTAAAAATTGTTGAACTTTAAGTGAAACAAAATCGTCTTCTGCTCCCCAACCAATAAAGTTTTCATTCCATCCGGCAATCTTGTTTATTGTTTCTCTTCTAAAGATACAAATTCCACCACAAATTGGAACTTTTTGATGATCAGTTTCTCCTCTACCTGGTCGGTTGATTTGTATAATCTGTTCTAATTGAAGATTAGCCTCATTTGATTCCAAGTCTACTACTGATTTGTATGGGTTAACCATATCGTGTGTTTCGATTTGTTTTAGTGCATCAATTAATTGATTTGGATGCATAATTAAATCAGAGTCTGCAAAAACAATAATATCTGATTTTGCCATTTTAGTTGCATAGTTAAAACTCCAAGATTTGTTATAAGGTTTGTCTGATTTTAAGAAAAGATGTCTACATCTAAGGCTTAAATGAGAAATTTTTGAGTGAGTATCTTGTTCAACTACGATTACGTCTACTCCCTGGAATCCGTTAATCCAGTCTAATACTCTTCTAAGATTTTGTAGTCGGTCTGGTTTGTGTCTGTAACCGATGATATACGTGAAGGAATGTCCATTATTCATTAAAAATAATTATTTTTTATTTATAGAACAAAAACACTTAGTTGTTTATATTTTTTATTAATTTACAAGGAGTTCCTCCGTAAATACCTGGTTCGTTTATGTCTTTTACTACACCAGAGTTTAATCCGATAGTCACATCATCACAAATATTTATTTTTTCTCTTACTGATGAATTTGTTCCTATATAAACTCTATTTCCTATTTTACAATTACCTGAAATTACAGAACCAGGCATCATAGTTAAAAAATTTCCTAAATTTGAGTCATGTCCAATTTGACAACCTCTATTTAATATTGAATGTTTTTCCAAACTTATGTTAGTTGTTAGTATGCTGTAAGCTCCTATGAAAGTTCCTTCTCCAATTTTTACTTCATCAAAAATTAGTGCAGTGTGATGGATAAATGTGAAATATTTTGTTTCCTTTGGAAGTTTTTTAGATATTTTTTTTCTAACATCTGGATCTGAAATACATATCATCACTTCATATTCATTTGGATTGAATCTTGAGAGTGGTAGGGTTTGACTATCTACATAATCATCATCTACAAAGCACTCAATTTTTTTTAAACCCATCTGAGCCATTACTTCTCTAGCATGTCCACCGTATCCTATAAGAGCTTTTTTCACTTTTTATATATTTCAAATTTTGATAAATCTGGATAAGGAAGTTCTAAGTCTTCATTGTGTTTTTTTGTGCCATCTGTATTATAGAACTGACCCATCAAAAGTAGTCCTCTTGTCGCTAATTCAGGCATCATATAGAAATTCCAACCTAACATATCAAAGTGGTCATCATGATAAGAACATTCACGTCTACCTGAGTATCTTGCTCTTTTGAACCAAAGATAAGCTTCGTAATTATCTGTTAGTATTGCTCCTCCTTTTGATAACTTAAAGTGTTTATATGGACCTGTAAATGAAATACACATATGAGATTCTGGAATATACATATCTGCAGTGAATCTTAAAGCAGAATCCCAGACATTCGATCCTTCTAATTGATAAGCTCCTTTGATGGTTTTTCCCTGAACTGGTTTGAATTTTACTTTAGCTCCAGCATGAATAATTTCACAAGGTACTGATGGATATGTTCTGGATGGAATTGTTAATTCTTTACCCTTTACATTTTCATACATCATGGATAGAAAAAGAGCATTACTCTGATTATCTACCGTTACAACATAGGGAGCCCCTGTGTAGTCTGCTAATACTTTTTCAAAGTCTTCTGTTACTTTATATACTCCGTTTGCCATTTTATTAATTTATTTTTTTGATAGCTTTTCTATATGAATCTAATATTGGTTCATAGTAACCTTCAAATATTTCTAGAAAGGAATCAATTGCTAACTTTGGTGTCAAAGTTTTATCTAAATGTGGCATCCATAAATAGTCATCGAAAATAAGTATACCATCTTTTTTAAGAAGATTCCAGCATAAAACTGTATCCATTAGAACAGATGGGGCTACGTGATTTCCGTCTATAAATATCACATCAAATTGTCTATTCTGGTTTATTAACTCTGGTAATATTTTTGTTGATAGTCCTTTTTTTATTTCAAATTTCTCTTTCTGTTCCGATATTTCTACATTATAAAGAAACTTATCAAATATTTTTAATTTTTCAAATTTCCATTCAGCATTTTCTGAATTATAAGAATTCAAACTTTCTTTATCTTGTGAGTAATCTTGCCAAGGATCTACACATGTTATATATGACTCTTTATTATTTAATAAATTTTCTAAAAACCATATTGTGCTTCTACCTTCATAAGAACCAATTTCTAAAATTTCTAACTTTTGAGTAGTTCCTATTGGTAAAATTTTACTAATCTCGTCTGTAGATCCAAACCAGTCTGCTGTGAATTGATATTTTTTCATTTCCATTTTTTCATTTTTTTTATATTGACCAATTTTCTGTAACAATTTTTATTTTTTCTTGTATAGATTTATTATTTAGTTCTTTATTTATTAGTTCTATATCTTTTCCTAAAATAAAACTTCCTGTTCCTATGTTATTTAGAGATTTTATTCTTGATAATGGTGACTTTTCATACCAATGTGGAGTCTCACCAATAATTTTACAATTTTTACACTGAAAACCTATTACATAATATTCACTATCTAAGGATTCAATTTTATTATTCTTTTTGAATGATTCTGAATAATCAGTTCTATAAACTTCATCCCATTCCTGTTTCTTAATTTTGTCTATTGCAAAATCAGTAAAAACTTTATCATTCATGGCGCCAGTGTTTAAAAAACAACATTTTAAATGCGATTGATTAACTTCATAATCTAATTCTACATTTGAACCACCAAAGAAGTTTCCTCTGTTATGCATTAATCTGACCATTGCATTTTTCAACATTGGAATTTCAATAATTTTATTATTTCTTCTGAAGTATTCTTGTAATCTTGTGTTAATATCCAAATCCGCATAGTGTCGAGTGTTTGTTGATACTTCATCTATTCCGTTTACTTCCATCCAAAGTTTTTTTGAGATACAATAATGACCCCAACAACTATTATGAAATGTGTTTACTAGACTTTCTTCTAAATTTATAATTGGAAATGTTCCATTATCATAAAGTATCTTAGATTCTACTATTGATATTTCTATTGTTGATTTTGGGTGATGTGTGATCGTCTTATTGCAAAGAGGATCGCAAGAGTTGAGTTGAATTTCCTCTGAATATAGAACCTGCCAGTTAAATCCTATAAATTCATAATTAGTTTTTTTAAGTCTTTCTACTAACTCATGATGACAAAATCTCCAATCTTGAAATAATACTAATCTGTCTGAATTACTTATCAAAGAAGAATTGTTAAATATTCCATAGTCAAACTGTCTGGGAACCTTTGAGTTTGTGGCATATCTATAGTGTATTAAATTATAATTTAGTTCTTTACAAAATTCTTTTAACCAACTTCTTTTTGAGTAATGTGGGTCTGGAATTATAACCTCAAATGATTTATCGGTTTGATTATTTAAATTTAGTAGTTGAGATTTCAATAACTCATCGTCTCCTATCAAATAAAATGGCGCCATTAAAAAACTAAATTCTACGGTTGTTGTTTTAGTGTGTATAGTCATATTTTCTAATTATTTTTTAAACTATTTTTCAAATTTTCAAAAAATTCATTTATTTGTTTAGTTCCTTCAACCGCAGCTGTATAAAATTTACTATTTTTTCTGAAATTACAATCTAAATCATCATTAGTTAGATAGTATTTTTGCAATCCCCAGTCATTTAAAATGTTAAAACTTTTATCTTTTGTTGAGTCTTCGTATCTCCAACTGTAGTCGGATTTTTGACAATCTATGTAGTAACAAGTTACTCCTGTTGAGATAGAAAACACTAGTGGGTGAAATCTACCCAGTGAGAATACCATTTGAGCATTTGAAATTATATACTTTACTATTTTTGGTTGCCAGTATATTTCTTGTAGACTTTCATCAATTTCAATTCCTATAGACTCCATTAACCTCTTATCACTTACATCAAATGGAAGATAAATGATATTATATTTTTTTGACTCAGCAAACTTTTCTATCTTCGAAATCCACTTCTTAATTGATTCGATGTCATTTTCACCATTATCCCTTATTGTTACAGTCACATAATTTTTTGGAAGATCGAACGAAACTTTTTCGGTTTTAAGAGCAAAAGCTATATCTGGATAATATTCAGATGATATTTCAAATTTCTCTTGTAAATTTTGTTTAGAAATTTTATCTCTCACTGTTATCATATCAAATGACTCAAAAAACTTTTTATTTACTTCTATAACTAATTCATTTCCTGTAAAGAACTCGTCATGTATAATTACCCCACAATAAAATAGTTTTTTATTTCTAAGTGCGGCGTGTATCCATTGTTCTATTCCGAATCCAAGTCCTAATCCACCTCCTCCAATCATATAAGCTTTAATATCATCTCTACAAAATATATCAACTCTTCTGTTTTGAATAACATCGATGTTATTATATAATTCAAACTTTTTATGATAGTTATTTACAAGAAGTTCTGAGTCAATAGATGCTATGATTCGATAGTCTGTTGATAGCATGTCATACCAAGTCTGAAGAATAGCCTCATCTCCGCAATTTCCTTTTGCAAAAAAGCCATTTATAATAATTCTTTCCATATTTTTTCATTATTTATTTCAATCATAATAGATTTAAAATCACCATCACCTGCAAAACATATTAGTTTATCATTTACTAAAGTTATTGATGAAGTATATATAACATGTGGGTGAATTCCATCGTAATCACCCCCTGAAAGATAAGGTGATTTGGTTGAATTTATAAAATTAAATTCATCATCAAATGTTAGAAAACCTTGATGGTAAATCAACTTTTTATCTCTACTGTGAAATCCCATAATATTTCTATTTTCACAAATTCTTATTGGATTAGTGCTGTTTGAAATAAAACCTCTTTGATTCCAATCAAAATTTATTACTTCATTTTTTATCAACTCTCCGGTAAGATTATCAATGTCAATTTTAAAAATCATCCAAGGTGAAATTGAGTAAATTAGATAAAGTTGATTTTTAATATTATAGAACACCCAATTTTTTTCTACTTCTTTAAATTCTATACCGATTTCGATTCTTCCTTTTATGATAAGTTTTCTATTTCTTATGTCTACTTCTGATATAACGGGATATATTTTTTTATCTTTATCAATTATAATATGATTTGAATATAGTTTATCATTTGTAGTGAACAATCTAAAATCTTCTATTCTTATAAAATCACCAATGACTTCTAATTCATATGAGTTTATTTTATTAAAATTTTCATCCATTTCTATTATATGTGCCACAGATGTTGATTTTAACCATAAATTGTCAACGCCTCTCTCCTTTTCAGTAAATTTTTCAACTCTTACTATCATGTAATTTTTATTCTGATATTTGAAAAATCCAGGGTTATAAATTCCACCTTCTGAATCTTGTAGGTCACCAGGTCTTAGAATTTCAGTAACACTTAGTTCCGAACAAATTGATTTATAAATTTCGGATTGTTGAACTTGTCTACCTAAATCTCTACTTAAATTTATTTTTTTAAGATGTAGATTAGCTTCAATTAATTTTGATTCAGTCATTAGATTTTTAATATCGGATATATCCTCATAAAATAGAGGATAATCTTTCCCAATATATTCTTCAACTGATGAATTTCTATTAATTAATATTGGTGTATTTCTTTCTATGCACTCTAATACTGTATTATTAACAACTGAATCAATTAAATTTATAAATACCACCGAATTACAAAGTATTTCTTCATATTCGTTTTCATCTAAATTATCTATTTCTATTACTGAATCTGAGTTCAATTTAAATATTTGATTTATTTTACGCTCAATACTATTATTTAACTTAATTCTTATCTTTCTGATATTAGTTTCAAGTCTATAAAATGATTGTATATCTCTTAACCACCAACCAATATGTATAATCTTTTTATCTGAGTTAAAATTTTCAATAGACCAGTTAGTTTTAGATTTTGATACAGGATGTCTCAAAACATCTATTTTTATATCTTGTTCAAATTTATTTATATGTTCAAATAATATTTTTTTCTCATAATCGCTGAAAACATACAAACCTTTACAATTCTCTAAGCTTTTTATAAATGATGTTGACTTCAATATTTGTTTATTTCTTACTTGATTTAGATACCATTGTGGTGCTTCTATAGGATTATGTAATATTCCTACCCAGTCCTCTTGAATTACTTCCTGATTTGAGTTAATCCAACAAAAATTCTTATCTAAAAAACACTCTAATCTAACTCCGGTAAATCCACTAACTTTATTTAAAGTTTCAAGAGCATAAGACCAACCACCATTGTGGTGTTGGAAACTAATTTGGTCTGATATTTTAAACTTTCCATATTTTGATATACCTGTCTTCAGTTCATATAGATTTGCGTCTTTTTTATCTAAAACATTTTTATTATTGTACATTTCAATAAATAAATTATCTGTAATAAACTTTTCTGAAGTTCTTCCATCCCAATTTTTTTTGATATCACCCAAATGAATTATATCAACATCTATTGTTTGTTTTTTTGAAAATAAACTACTAAATTTTAAATCAGGATGACTTGAGTTTTCTAATTCACTTGAATACCACTTTATTCCTAATTCATTATTAAAATTGAAAAGTTGAAAAAATCCATATCCATTATCTCTTTCATATTTTGGTAAATTAACTACTGATATTTCGTTTTTCCCCCATCTTTCATATTGAAAATAGTTGTAGCAAATCCATCTATCCGATGTATATAAAGTGTCGTTTTCTAAATCATTTAGTTCAATTTTATTTGTCACAATTATATCAGCATCTAATAATAATATAAATTCAGGATTAATAATTGATTCAATACCGACATTTATCGCCTTTCCTTTATTGAATTTAAAACCATCTTCATAAAAGACATCGGTTGTTATACATTTTACGCCAAAACTTTCACAGATATCTTGACAAATTTTATCATCGTTTGATGTAACTACTGTGATGTTCTCAAAATATTTTGTATTATTTTCTAATGATAATATCAAAAAGTCATTATAGTTAACAGATGTTATTATAACATCTATTTTCTTTTTAGGAATTGTTTGATTTATTGTATTATTTATAATACTCTGTGTGGACATTTTTAGAACTTTAGGCTCAGGGGCCTTTGGTCTCCATTTTTCTTTGTTTTTGTGACCAAAGATAGTATTTGCCTTATTCATTTTGAATTTATCAACTTTTTATATTGTATTTATATATAATCCTAAAACCTCTCTAATTGAAAAAAATAGGTAGATCTGAAAAAATTGCATTTTCTTCTTTAAATGAAGGACTAATCACTGCGAAAATTGATACCGGTGCTTTTAATGCTGCTCTTCATGTAGATGAAGTAAAGATTATAGAATCTGGATTACAAATTAGAATTAAAAACAACACTTACATTTTTCATAAATGGTCTGAAGTAGAAGTAAAAAGCTCTAACGGTAAGGTTCAGAAAAGATACGGTGTGAATTTAAAAATGAAGTTAGGAAAAAAGAAGTATAAAATATTTGTTTCTTTGGCTAATAGAAAAAGTATGAAATTTTCACTTCTGATTGGTAGAAGATTTTTACATTCTAATAATTTTTTGGTAGATGTGACTAAAAAGAATATTTATGGTAGACCTAAAGAAATATAATTATTTTACTGGTGATAAATCATCAGTAGCTTACGGTGTCAGTGATATCGTTAAGTTTTTAGATTTAGCTGGTCATAACTATGTTCTTTTTACTCCACCAAGACCTACTGGTTCAAGTAAAGTTCATGATATTTGTTTGTATCATTATTTAGATAATAAAATAGAGTTCAATAATATTGAAGATTTTAAAGATAAAATTTTAGATAAATCTAATTTATTTAGAGTTGATTTAATAGTATTTGATTTTTGGAGTATAAAAAAAATGAATTGGTCTTATTACTTAAACGAGATTACTAACCTTTCACAGAATTTTATAATAGTTGCTAAAGAGTTTCAGTATAAAACAACAGATGATGTTAATGATTTTTTACTTCAAACAGAGTATAAAGAACTACACAAAACTGATAATTGGCTGACTGATAGAATTAATAAAAATACAGCAACAATTGATTCACTTAAAAAAGCTTATATAAGAGATAAGAAATTAGAGCATTTATTTGGTGATGAGTAAAATATTTGTTAAATTTATTAAAATTTGTAAAAATGAATGTAAAAAAGAAGTTTCTAAAACTTACTTCAAAGACCTATCCACACGGAACAGAGGCACAATTAAAAAATCATTTACCTAACGGCTTTAAAGAAGATGGATCTGGTAATTATTTTATTGAAATCGGTGTTAATCCTACTACTATGTTTACTTGTCACCTTGATACTGCAGACCGTAAACAAGAAAAAGTAAAACATGTAATAGATGGTAACATCATTAGAACTGATGGAACATCAATTCTTGGAGCTGATGATAAAGCAGGTATGACTGTTATGCTTTATATGATAGAAAAAGAAATTCCTGGACTTTATTACTTTTTCATCGGTGAAGAAAGAGGATGTGTTGGTTCAAGTAGACTATCAAAAGTTTGGAATAGTAGACCAGAGTCGAGTTATATAACAAAATGTATATCATTTGACCGTAGAGGAACCGACTCAGTAATTACCGAACAGTTATATGGTGTTTGTTGCTCTTTAGAATTTGCTAAAGATTTATCAAAAAGATTAAATGATGCTGAAAGTTCATTTAATTTTAAACCAGATCCAACTGGAATTTACACAGACTCTGCTCAATTCACTAGTTTAATTTCAGAATGTACTAATATTTCAGTAGGATACTACAATGAGCACTCTACTTCAGAAAAACAAGACATAAAACATTTGGAAAAATTATGTGAAGCTGTATGTAAAGTAGATTGGGAAGCTTTAAGTATTGTAAAAGAACCTGGATACTACCATGATGATTACTTCGATGAAGATGAAGATGATTGGGGAACAGATACAAATCAAAATTTTCAAACACATAATTTCACTTGGGTTAGTTGGGAAGGAAAAACATCAAAAATGATGATTTCAGATCAACAAATTGAGATTGAAAAAGAGACTATCGTAAATTGGATGACCTCTGGTGGTATGTCATATGAATATGTAGACTTTACTTGGGATGGTCAGAATCTACATGGGGCAAGTTGTTCAGGTGAGTATCACTTTATTGCAAGTCGTTCTGAGTTAATAGATTATATTGAAGATTTGAAACAAATTCCAGCAGACCACTTAAAGGGTTTTATTTAGAATTTTTTACTTCTGGTTGATTTAGGATAAAAAGCATTTGACCGGTTGTTAATTCATTTATATTCCAACCTCTTTCTTTACAAAGTTTAGTCATTATTCTTTCTTTGACTAAACTTTTTACTAATTTGTTATCTTTTTTTGAACTCATAAACTATATATTAAAAAAATTGCTTATCTTTGCCTTATGTTCGAGATAAAAGGTAAAATAGTATTTGATCCAATCAATGTGACTAAAAAACACAATGCTCAATCTACGTGGAAAAAAGTTGCTATTGTAAAATTTGATTGTGATATCTACGCCTACTACTCTTGGTTCTTACAAAAGAGATTTAATTTGTTTTTGAATAAACCATTAAGAGGAACTCACTTAACTTTTATCAATGATATTGTGGATGATGATGTTTATCTCAAAGCAAGAGATTTATTTGATGGTAAGGAAATAACTGTAAACTATGATCCTTTTTTTATTAGATCTAATAAAAAAGGTCACTGGTGGTTGAGAGCTGAATCTTTAGATGCTCAAAACATTAGAACCGTTATGGGTTTAGGAGATCCTTATTTTGGTTATCACATCACTGTTGGTTTGGCAACTCACTTACAATTAGAACACTCTAAATATATCACTGACCAGTGTATTAAATTTGATTTATAGGCATAAAAAAAGAGACTTTAAAGTCTCTTTTTAATTTTTATTCTCCTACAGTCACATTTGTTCCACCGTGGTATTTTCTACCCCATTCACCTTTCATAACTGTATCTACGTGATTGTAATCATAGTCATTACCTTCCATCTTATTTGCTTCGGCCCACATTCTACCAAGTCTGTTTATTCTGTCTACTTTGTCTAATTGTTGCTTTGCTGGTTTACCTGAGTCTTTAATTTCATTCCAAAGCTTAATAGCTTCCTCAGCTTCTTTCGATTTGCTGTCTAAGTAAGCAATAGTCGTTTTATAAGCAGATTTACCTGATATCATATCTTTTACCGCTCCGATAAATTCTTCCTCATTAATTTGTTGAAAACTTTCAAACGTCTTTAAGTGTTTCATAAAATTTTATTATTTTTATAAACTATATATTAAAAACAAAAGCAATTTTTATCTATCTTTTTGAATGTCTTCTAAAACTTCTATAGTCAATATAAGATCTTCGATATCTTTATCACATTCTTTGTGATACATTTTATCACCTTTGAAATACCAGAATAAAAAGTGTGCAAAAAGAAATAAAAGAAGTAAATCACTTTCGCCTGCTAAAATTGGAAACAACATCATAGGAATAAAAGAAATAATCCAGAAAAACAATTTTGAATAAAGAGATAATAAAATTTTATGCAATTTTATATATCTTCTGAGCTTTTTATCAGAATAATCTTTCGTTGTTTCTAATTCTTTTTCTTTAATCTCGTGATAGTTTGGCATAAATTATTTATATTTATATATGATAAACATTTTCAATAGTTTAACGTAAAATTCTTACTAATGAATGTTATTTTTACAGATATTGACGGAGTATTTAATACCATTAACAGAAATCAATGGTCTTCGTTATCTGTTGCTCTTTATGATGATCTTTGTCAGGAATTTAATTTAAAACCTGTTATTACTTCTACGTGGAGAGTCAAACATTCAATAAAAGAATTAGAAAGAATATTCCAACATTATGGTATATTTACTGATATTTATGATTTCACGCCAATTATCAATTCTGAGGGAAGAGGTGGTGAAATTGAAAATTGGCTTAAAGAAAATCAATGTGATAACTATCTAATTTTAGATGATAATGTAAGAGATATTGAATCTTATGGTCTTAAAAACATTGTTAAATGTAGAAGTTGGATAGGGTTCACTAAAGAAGAATATGATATTTGTAGAAATATATTGCTAAATGAATGATTTTTTTGATAGTTTTAAGGGTAAACCTAAATATGACCATAAAATCAGAGTAGTTCATTTTAAGAAAGAACCTTTTGATATTTATATTGGTCGCCTTCCAAATGGTAAGTATAATAAATGGGCTTACCCTAAAGAATTGCGTGAGTCTTTTCCAGAGGGAACTCCGCGAAAAACAATTGTAGATGCTTATGAACAATATCTTCTTTCTAATGAAGAATTAATGAATGATTTACATGAATTAAAAGATAAAGTTCTTGGATGTTGGTGTAAAAATTTAGGAGGTGGTGGGAAATCTTGCCATGGTGACATTTTAGTTAAATGGGTTAAAAAGAAATGTAATGGCTGATTTAGAATTATTAGAATGTACTCAAAGTGTTTATGATTTTCTCATAGATGATACTGATATTAGATTGAATGATACGTTGATTAAATATGATTTTACTAAACACTCTGATGTTGCTGATATGGTTTTATTTACCATAACTCTTAATGGCTTATATAAAATATATGACCGAAATGATTTTAGAAAATTACTAAGAGATACTCCAAAAGATTTCTTTTCAACAACAAAATCACATGATTTTTATAGAACAATTTTAAGAGAATTAAAATTGAATCTATGCCTGAGCTTGCCGAATTAAAAATAATGGCTGATTATATTAATCAGAATGTAAAGAATAAAATATTTAATAAATCCTTTCATGTTCTAAAAGGTAATAACCCTGAACAATTTCAACTTCTTAGTGAATTTAAGGTTGATGCTGAATCTTTTGGTAAAGAGTTAATTATTAGATTTTATAATGGTTCTGAAATTCATAAAATCTCTGTTTTTATGGGTATGTCTGGTAATTGGAAGTGGATTCCAACTGGTGTTTGGAGTGATACTAAGTATGTTAGAATGAGATTAGATACTACTGATGGTTGGTCGCTAATACTTTATGGTTCTTATATGGGTCCTAAATACAGAGTGGGTGGTTTTACAGGAGTTAAGCGTGGACCAGATCCTACTAAAGAATTCAGTGAATTTTATGATAAAGTAATTAATAATATTGAAAAGAAAGTTTTTGATAAACCTATTTGTGAGGCTTTACTTAATCAAGAGTATTTTAATGGTATTGGAAACTATCTTAGAAGCACAATTTTATATTACTTAGATGTTAATCCATTTGATGAAGCTAGAAAAGTAATTAAAGAAAATAAAAAGATACTTTCAATGTGTAGAGATATTCCACTAATGGCTTATAATTTGAATGGTGGTCAATTAGCTGATTGGAAGAATCCATTTGATACTGATTATAAAGAGTTTCAAAAATGGGTTTATTATCAGAAAGGATTGGCATGTAAAGATAAAACAGGTAGAACATTTTGGTTTGAACCAAAGTGGATAGATTTTTGTCCTTATCCAACTATTCAGAAAAAAATAAATAAAACTACTGTATGAAAAATAATGTAGATAAACAGTATCTAAAATTTTTAGAATATATTTTAGAAAATGGTATTGTAAAAAAAGATAGAACCGGAACCGGAACTGTTTCTATTTTTGGGTATAATATGAGATTTAATATGAAAGCAGGATTTCCTCTTTTAACATCAAAAAAGATGTTTACAAAGGCTGTTATTCACGAGTTGATGTGGTTTCTAAGAGGAGATACTAATATAAAATATCTTGTTGATAATGGTGTTCATATCTGGAATGGTGATGCGTTCAAAAACTTTATGAATAAAAGTAAAGGTGATCCTGATATGATATGGAACCAAGAACAATTCATTCATATGATTAAAACAGATGATGATTTTGCTAACCAATGGGGTGAATTGGGTCCTGTTTATGGAGCTCAATGGAGATCCTGGGGTGGGACTGAAAAAGTCACCGCTGGTTGGCACCATGGATCACCTTCGGAATATAGAGATATTAATAAAAATGACCAAATTTCTGATTTAATTCACGATTTAAAACATAATCCAGATTCTCGAAGATTGATAGTATCAGCTTGGAATGTTGAAAAACTATCTAGTATGACTTTACCTCCTTGTCACTTTGTTTTCCAGTGTTATACAAGTGAATTAACACTTGATGAGAGAATAAAGTTTTGGTGTGATTTTAAAAATAAGTCAATGGTATTTGGTGAAGATATGACTAATGAAAAGTTAGATGAGTTAGATGTTCCTAAAAGAAAATTAGACTTAATGTGGACTCAAAGATCTTGTGATGTTCCGTTGGGAATTCCTTTTAACATTGCTTCATACGCAATTCTATTACATCTTTTAGCAAAAGAAGTAAATATGGTTCCTAATGATTTGATTTTCTCTGGTGGTGATTGTCATATCTATCTTAATCAAATCAAAGGAGTTAACGAACAGTTAAAAAGAGAGACTTTTAAATTACCAAAGTTAAAATTACACAATGAATCAATTTTTGATTTAAAATATGAAGATTTTGAAATTATAGATTATAAATCTTCACCAACTATTCAGTTTCCACTTTCGAACTAAAATAAAAAAATAAAAATATAAATGGATTTAGTAAAAACAGACTACCGAGAACAACTTCTTGAGTCAATAAAAAAATTAGAAACAGAAGGTCTATCAGATGAGATTGAGATTATCTCTAAGGTTGTTGAAGAACAAAAAGTATACTTTTGGATTAGATTATATCTTAAAGAAGAAGACTTAAATATTCAAGTTGGTGATGATATAGTAATTAGATACCAACCTCGTTCAACTTTTGTAGATGGTGTTAAGATATGGGAATCCGAACAAGTTGAAGAACTTGTGACAAAATTTGTTTGTTATGGTAAGAAAGGTTTAGAGAAAGATCATGATAATGAAGTTGTTAATTATTCAAATGAAGATGATTCAAAAATATTGTGTCTTATGGTTGATGAAACTACTGTCAATTTTGGAGAAGGTATTGGATTTATCAGAACACTTTTCAAAACAGGAAGACACTATGAGTATCAGCTTGTTAGAAGAGATGAGTTACTTTTTATAAACAAAAGAAATGGAGTTATTTTAGATTATTTTGATTGTGATTTTTAATAAATTTTATAAATTTTTTTAAAAAATTAAAAAAACGAGTTTTTAATATAAATATATACATTATAAAAAAATAAAAAAAAATATGAAATACGTAAAAACATTCGAAAATTTTAATCCTTCTGTTAATGAAGGATGGTTATGGGGAGAAGGAAACATCTTTTCAAAAATTGGTAAGTGGTATTCTGGGTGGAAAAATAAAAAAGCTGTAGAAATGGCTGAGGCTACAAAAAGAATTATGGAAGATCCTGCTAATAAAGCTAAATTTGCTAAAGTAGAAGAACAACTCGCGAGCTTACCAAAAGAAGATATTGAGGAATTGAAACTAAAAATGGAAAATTTCAATCCAGACGTAGCTGCTGCTAATGCTCCAGAAGGAACTGAAGAAGAATTAAAAGAATTGATTCAAGATTCTGTAAATATTTCTAGAACAAAATATGGAACACCATTATACGAATCTAGACTTATTGCAATAAATGAAAATGCTCAATCATTGGGACAAAGGATTTTGAAAGCTTTCGGATTAGCTGCTAAATATATAGGAATAATAATTGCCATAGTTACTATTCTTGTAGCACTTGGAGCACTAATTAAAATTGCTGCAGGGGCAGTAGCAACTGCAGCTGCTGTGGGTAGCGGAGTAAGCATATTCGTTGCTTGTTGGTCAGCAGCTGTTGCAACAGCCGCGACAATTGGTATTGGAAGAGTTGGATATGGTTTAGCAACTGGTAAATAATTAAAATTATTTTCAATATAAAAAAAATAGTAAGTGAATAACTTACTATTTTTTTTTGTCTAAATTTTCGAGTTGTTCTTTCATATAGTCGTCAGTAAGACCAGCTTTTTCTAACATAATTGGATTTACTTTAAAACAATAAGCTAAAATACCAAGTTTGAAAATTAGACCAAGTAATCCTGGTTGAAAAACCACATCAAAAATCCACCCTAACAATGGTGCAAATGATAGCAATTTGAGTGTTGAGAACACCAAAATAATAAAAAGGGAATGATGAATAAATTTGAAGTTTTTAAGGTAAAATTTTAGTAATGTTTTCATAATGTTTCTTTATATCTACAAATATAGTGAAACTATCTTAATAAAAAAAATATTTTTTAACTTTTTTTGAAAATGGTCTATAATATATGTAAAAATTAATAAAAATTAAATGCTTGTAGAAACGCAATATCTATCAAATAGTAAAAAGTTAGTAGTAAGTTATGTTGATAAAACAGGTGATATCAAACTCAAATACTACAATTGGGATAATCCCATGAAATATGTAGCTTGTGATGATACTGATGTTCAGAAACATCCAACATTTCGTTCTTGGGATGGTAAATCAGTTAAACAAATTGAAGTTAATCATCCAGATAGGTATGCAATATATGAGTTTCTCGATTCTTTACCACAAAAAGAAAGAGAAGAAATTTTTGAATTTAATCTACCGAAAATTTATTTTATAGATATTGAAACTGAAATCGTTGATGGTTTTCCAGAAGCAGCTGATATAAAAGATGCTGCTGGTAATGTCATTAAAGAAGGAGCTTGTACACAAGTTCTTTCTATTTCAATTGTTTATGATGATAAAATCATACTTCTTGGGTTAAAAGATATGCCTGAAGACATGCAGGAAAGAATTAAAGATAATACTAATAAGTATTTTGAAAAATTTGGTTCTGATTATAAATTCAAATATGTCAAATACGAAGATGAGTTTGATATGTTATATGCTTTCTTTTATAAGATGGTTCCTAAAATGCCACTTCTTACTGGTTGGAACTTCTTGAAATATGACTGGTTGTATTTAGTTAATAGATCTCGTAAAATTAGTAAGTGGGTTAATGGTAAAGAATATAAAATTGACCCAGCTGTATCATCATTGACAAAAAGAATAACTAAAGCATGGGGAACAGAGTACGAAGTTCCAGCTCATAGAATGATTTTTGATTATATGCAACTTTATGAGATTTGCGATACATCTATTAAAGTAAAAGAATCTTCTTCATTGGACTTTGTTTCTAATAAGCTTGTGGGTGTTGAGAAGATTAAATATACTGGTTCACTTCAAAAACTTTATGAAGATGATTTTGAAACATTTATGTATTACAACGCAGTCGACTCGGTGTTGGTTCAAAAGATACACGAAGCTAGAAACTATATCTCTATCATATATGCGATATCATCACTTGCCCAAATTAGAATAGTTGATGTTGTTTCTCAGATGAACAATGCTCTTGGATCACTTGCGATTACAGAAGGTGTTTTAAGAAATAGATTCCGAGAGATGGATAATATAGTTCTTTTTAGAGATGAAAAGGGAGATGCTGAGTCAACAATTGCTGGTGGTTGGGTAAAGGATCCAGTAGTTGGTATGAATCAGTGGTGTGTCACTTATGACTTTGCTTCACTTTATCCAACAACACAGCGTCAGTTCTTTATCGCTCCTGAGACGTTTATTGGTTTACAAGATGAGAAAGATAAATCAAAGTGCACAAATGGTAGAAAAATTGATTCTCAAAAACACGTTCTTTGTGTAAATGGTGTTGTATTTGAAAAAAGAATTTCACCAACTCTGAATATGCTTGAAGATGTTTATGCTGATAGAAAGAAGAATAAAAAAATCATGATGCAAAAGAAAGAAGAGTTAAAAGAAGTCATGGATGAAATAAAAAGATTAGAAGCAGAGTTATAAAAAAAGAGATTTTTGAATTTAATATATAAGTTACTAAAAATTAAAATTTTATATGAGAGTTCAAAACTTCACAAATTACTCTAAACTCTACGAAGCAAAATTGATGGAATGTCAATTTCTTACAGAGCAAAATATTACAGCTGATGATATAATTACTCCATTAGAATCATTAATCACTGAAGAATTCATTAATAATCTAATTCAAAAAGGAAAACAAGCTATTTCTAATGTTTATACTAATGTAAAAGATGCTATTAGTAAATTCTTTACAGGTGTCGTTGAGTTTTTCAAAAACTTTTCACTTAAGAAATTAGCTGGTTCTATCTTTAACAAGATTAAGGAAATCGGAACTAAAGTTTGGAACAAAATTAAAGATATGTTGAGTGGATTCAAAGAATTTATCGTATCAAATGGTTTGGCTGATGAGAATAATAGACCTAACTTTCAAAGAATTTGGACTGTATTGTGTCAAAAAGCAAAATCTGCTGTTAATTGGCAAGAAGCTGGAGTTACTCCAGATAAATTACAATCTGTTGGTAATCAAGTTAAGTTAAATGAATCTGATAGTAAATCAATTGGTGATGATGAGGTTAAATATTATGGAGTTTTTGAAAAAATAGCACATGCTTTAGGTATCAAAAATGCTAGATTTAATGGAGTTGTTTCTCAGATAATGAAGAAAACTACAATAGGTTTAATTATAATTGGTATTCTTAAAGTTGCTGGTATTAGTTTAGCGGGTCTTACTTTAGGTTTAAGTCCAGTTGCAATGGCCGCTATCGGTGGTATGTTGTTAATGGCTGGTTTAATTATCTTAGCAATTTGGGTTTGTAAACCTTATCCAACAGTTGATGATTGTTTAGCTTATTTGCATATGGCTTTTGGTGGAAATTTAAATCAAAACGGGGTAACTAATATTTTCATTACAGATATTGATATTACATACATTGAAGGAGGTGGTATTACTGACACAGGATCATCTGAGGCAGGTGATTCAGATATAACATCTAAAGACATTGAAAAAGCCAAACCTTTAAAATCTCTTTATCCTACAATGATTAAAAATCTACAAGCATTGAAAAGTATGATTATTTCTTTTGAGGGTGTGGGAATTGAAGGTGAGGAATCATCTCAAAAAGGAGATATGGTTAAAAGAAAAAATAAAGAGGAAGTTGAAAGAGCTAAAAGACAAAAAGTAAGAGAGTCTGTCCAGTCTTTTTTACTTTTTGAAAAAGAATTTTCTAAAGAATTTTCAAAACAACCAAGAAAAGTTCAAATCACAGGAGCTGAAGAGCATCTTACACAAGCTTTCAAAAATATCACTAAATCTTTACAAGCTTTAAAAGATGAAAAAGATAAAGGAGTTGGTATTACTGATGATTTTATTACTAATATTTTAGATAAAAAGATGGATGTTGAGGCTAAAAAGTCTATTAAGGCTTTATATGAAGAGGTTTACGAACATCTTTATGGTAAATATTCTAAGACTATGGCTGATTTAGGACCACTTTTCAAAGAAAGTATAGAAGTAATTTCTGATAAAAATAAAAGAAAAGTAGTTGCTGAAAAAATGGCAAGACTTTCAAAGAGAACAATGCAATTTGAAGGTGAGAATATGTATGCGTCTTTAGGTGAATTTGGAGCTGATATGAGAGATTTTAATACAACACTTAAAGAAATAATGACTTCATTTAAAGCAGAATCTGTCGCTGAAAGTAAAGTTTTTTCTTTTAAAAATTACAATAATAAATAAATTTAGACTATGAGTAAAATTGAAAAATTTGATGAATTTACTAACGAAGGTTTAAAAGAGTTAGCAGCAAAAATGAGAAGAACCGTTACTGGTCAATCAGCTGGTGAGGAAATTGAAAAACTACCTCAGGACCAACAACAGAAATTGGTTGATTTATACAAACAAGATCCAACTGAAGCGGCTAAATACTTAAGAAGTATTATAATAAAAGAAAAAAATAGTCAATTTGGTTTAGGATTGGCTCTAACAATAGCTGGAGCTGCTATGATTTATAAAGCTGCTAATATCGAACCACCGCCACCACCACCATCCGATGGTAAGTTTATGCCATCAGAGGAAGGTATTACACAAACACTTAACAAGTATACTGGAAGTGAGTTAAATCCAAAATCAAGTCCTGAAGAATTTATAAAATCAGTAAAAGACTTTGGTGGTGGAGATTATAATCAAGGTATTGAAAATCTAACAAAAGGAGTTTCAGGTTCTGATAAAGATGAAATTATTTCTACTCTAAAAGCAATTGGTTCCGATCCACACGGAAATGGTGATACATTAGGACAAATATTCCAAGGTGATTGGTCAGGAACTGGTAAAACAGCCGGAGACTTATTAGATTGGCCAGCTGATACAAAAGTTTGGGTTCAAAATTAAATAAAATTTTATTAAAAAAAACCTCTAATATTTATTTATTAGAGGTTTTTTTGTATATTTGTATAAATAAATCCACTATGAAATATCTAATAATTTTATCCTCTATAGTTTTTTGTTTATATTTTGTATTTTTTCAAAACAATGTCAAAGTTGAAGAAATATATGATACAGATTCGACTAAAATTGAAATAGTTGGATTGAATAATTTTTCTGAAGAAGATTTAAAAATTGTAAAATCTACAATTATAAAGTTCTATGGCTTTGATTGTGTGATATCAAATCCTGAAAATGTGAATTTATCAAGTTGTGAAGATGCTCAACTTTCTACTGGTAAAAATGATTATTTTTATTATGACGAAAGTGAAAAAATTGTCATATATGTTACAAACCAAAAGTTATACTCAACTAAGAATAACGAATCTGTTCAAGGTCTTTGTTTTGGAAATCAAATTTATTTAAGAAGTAATATAGTTCATGATAGAGAATCTTCTATTGAATTAATAAAATCCAATGCAATTCATGAAGTTGCACATAGCTTTGGAGTTAGTCACTGTCATAATACTTGTATAATGAATAGTGAGTCCTTTGAATTTTGGAATAAAGTTAAAGATGAGCCAATTTTCTGCGATGATTGTAAATCTAAATTACCTTCACGGTTTTAAAATTTAAATTAGGTAGTTTCTCAGAGACTACCTTTTTTGCGCCTCTGATATATTTAGAGTTATCATCATAAAAGATAACATTTTGAAATCCGGTGGTTTCTACCAATTCTACAATCTTATCGCCTTTCCATTTTCCGGCGTTTATTTTACCATCCGGACACATATGTAGACCCCATTTTGGATTTTCTAATCCAAATTGTTTCAAAACTGATTCTATTTTATTTCTCATGCTTTGTGGTCTAGCTGTTACTATACATTTATCTTCAACTGATTTGTAAAGATTTGCCAGTTCTTTCAACTTATTTGGTAAGCTTTCATCTAAGTAACCAAATTCATCTGGTTGTACTAAATAAAGACGATTGCCTTTTCTAACCCAATCTTTTTCTTCTTTATAAATTTTATTAGGATCATCTACAAATATTCTTCTATCTTGAACTTTTAGTTTATCTTTTGTTATTCCAATTCTTTTAACAGCTCTATCTAATAAATCTTTAACAGTTAAGTTTTCATTTAGAAACTTTAAGGCAATATCTTCATATCTTGGTGTCACCATAAGAGTGTCATCAAAGTCAAAAACGTATAGAGTGTTGTTCTCTATATCAAACTCATTAAATTTATCAATCTTCACCATAAATAACTCTCTCTATCAGATCAAAATTAGATTTCCCAAACTCTAAAACACAGTTAGAAAAAATATCTTCCTCTGATGAAAGTCCTTGTTCAAATAGTGATGTGATAAAGATTTTAACATCGTCTACTGTTGTGTAGATTCCGAACTCATCGTATTGAGGAATAACTTGCATAAAGAAAACTGATTTTTTCTTATATATTAATCATTTTCTGTAAAAAACCTTATTTTTTAAACTAAAATAGAAATATTGATATAAATTTTACAAAAAAATATCTTTTTAATGTCGTTAAAAAATGATCTCTCAAAATACAAACCTCGTAAAGAACAAAAAGAGGCTTTAGATTTTATCGATTCTGAATATCAGAAGAATAAATTAACAAAATTTTTCTTACTTAATTTACCAGTCGGTTCTGGTAAAAGTCACTTAGCACTTATGATCGCTGATTGGTATCGTAAAAATGTAACAAAAATGTCTAGAGTTGACATTATTACAAATTCTAAAATTTTACAAGACCAATACGCTGATACTTATGAGTCAATTGCTGATTTAAAAGGTAAAGAAAATTATGAATGTGAATCATATTCTTGTTCTTGTGCTCAGGGTGGTGAATTCAATAGATTAAATAAGACTTCTTGTGAGAGTTGTCCTTATTCATTTGCTCGAGAAAATTATATCTCTGGTGGAATATCACTTACAAATTTTTACCTTTATATCCTTTATGCTATCTATAATCCAAAATTAATGGAAAATAGAGGAGCTAGAGTTTTAATCGTTGATGAAGCTCATGATTTTGATGATGTTATGTCAGATTTTATCTCAATTAAAATAACAGATAATGTTGTTAAAAAATTTAAATTCTCAAATGAATATGATATTTTAAAAAAATTGAAAAGTGTTAATTCAATTTCAGATTATGTTGAGTTCTTAAGATACCTGAATAGTGAAATTATCACAACTACTGAAGATATGGAAAGAGGTATGTCATCTGCTCCAAGAAATATAAAGTCAGATAAAAGAGATTTAAAAATATCTAAAGTTCTTAAAACAAAAAACACTGATGTTAAAGTTATGAACTTAGTTACTGATTTGAAACAGTATCAATTAAAAATTGATGTATTTTTGAAAGAATATAAAGACAATCCTAATAACTGGGTATTGGAGTCTAGTTGGAATGAGAAGATGAAAAGTAAAGAGTTATCACTTGAGCCTATCTGGGCTTATGATTACTTAGATAAATATATCTTTTCAAATTATGATATGGTGTTTTTAATGTCTGGAACTATTTTAGATAAAAATCTTTTCTGTCAATTGAATGGACTTGATGTGACAAAGGCATCATATTATTCAATAGCTTCTCCTTTTCCTTTAAAAAATAGACCTATTTATTATATGCCAATTGGGAAAATGTCATTTAAATCTAAAGAAGATACTTTTAAAAGATATGTTCCTTACATACAAAAGTTATTAGATAAATATAAAAAGAAAAAGGGTATCATACACACTAACTCTTTTGAATTAGCAAAATGGATAGAAGACTCGATAAAAGATCCAAGATTGGTTTTTCACGATTCTTCTAATAAAGATGAGGTATTAAGAATGCATATGGAATCAGAAGAACCTACAGTTATTGTAAGTCCTTCTATGGATACTGGTGTTAGTTTTGATAATGATAGTGCTAGATTTCAAATCATTGCAAAGGTTCCTTATCCTTCATTAGCTTCTCAGAAAAATAAAATGAGACAAATGAATAATCCTGATTGGTATTCTTGGAAAACAGTTTCTGGTTTAATTCAAATGACTGGAAGGCCTGTTCGTTCAGATAAAGACTATGCTGATACAATTATTATTGATGGTGGATTTGGTGATGTTATAAAACACTCTTCTCAATTCTTACCTGATTGGATTCAGGAAGCTATTAAGAAAGTAAATGTAAAAGTAGGAGCATAAAAAAACCCACCAAATTGGTGGGTTTTTATTTTATGTTAAGATTATTTCTTTTTATTCTTTGCTTCAATTGCTTTTCTAAGACCCTCTGGAAGTTTCTTTTGTGCGGCAGTTAAACCTTTACCGCCTTTTTCTTCCTCTTTTTTATCTTCACCTTTTTTATCTTCTTCTTTTTTACCCTTTTTATTTTCTATTGCCGCAGCGATAAAGTCACCTTTTGTAATTTTATCTTTTGGTGGATATTTAGCTGCAAGTTCTTTTTCTTTTTCATTTTTAGGAGTTTTACCTTTTGCGTTCTTTTTAGCTTCAAACTGTTTGAATGAAACAACTCTTTCTACATAGATATTCTCATCACCCCAAGTTTTTGTAGGTTCTTCTGAAGGATCTTCATCTTCATCTTCACAAGGTGCACAATATTCATCACCTTCCTCATCTCTTTCTTCTTCTGAGTAAATATCTCCAGTTTCGTCTCCAGTAGGTTCATTTAGTTCTAATGGTGTGATTTCTTCTTCTTCTGGTGTTGAAAATCTATGACCTAAATCATATTCTTCAAATTTTCTAAGGTGTTTCATATAAGGGTTTATTTTTAAGTATATATTATATTTTGATTTTCATTTTTCAACTTTTTATATATAGTTTATGAGATTATTCAGATATTTTGAATTTATTTTGGAAGCAAAAGAAGAAGCGTTATTACCAACGCTTTTTAGTAAAGAATTCACAAATAAAGTTCAAAAGATTGATTCACCTATTTCTATTGAATTTGAGAGAATGACCGCTTATGGTCATAGTCAATACAAGCCTTTGAGCAAATGGACTTTTATTTCTGTTTCTGATTCAAATGATAAAATAGTCTATACCGACTCTAGTAAAGTAAAGACATATATTTCAGTAAACTATCAAATTGAGGATAATGATGAAATTATCAATTTTGTAAAAAAATTACCTTTTCCATCATATGATAATAATTTATTACAATTTGCAAGAACTGAAATGAATGTTGGAAGATTTATTAGAGCTTTTTTTGGTTCTAAATTTTCCGATGTTGAGATAGAAAAATTTGTTAATCAATGGAAGTCACTTGATGAAACTTCAACTTTTGAAGTATGGTCAGGTAGTGATATTGTAAAAGGGTATTCTTCTAGATTGTATCATTTCAATGATTATGATAATGGCATGAACCCACTAATGAATTCTTGTATGAATGATATGACTTGTGTTCAGTTTTATAAATATTGTCCTGATGTAAAGTTATTAGTTCTTTTAGATAAAGAAAGTGCAATTTTAGGAAGAGCTCTTCTTTGGAAAGATAAAGACGGTAGAAATATTATGGATAGAGTTTACTTTGTTTATGATAAGGATTATTATAAATTTATTAGATGGGCTAATGAAAATGATTTTTATTACAAAAAGTCAAATAGTGGACTTACTAAATTTATAAAATCAGGTAAAGAAGAAATTATACTAACTGGTGTTAAAATATTAAATGCTTTTGATTTTCCAGATGAAGAGTATCCTTATATGGACACTTTTAGTTATGTATACAAAGATATGGCTTATAATTATGAACCTAAGGGTAATTATTGGAGACTAATGAATACCGATGGAACCTATGATGTTTATGATTATGACGATTGGGAAACTAAAGAAGATTGATTTCAATTTTTAATATATAGACTTATGAAAATTAAAAGATTTGGAGACTTTTATAAACAGGAATCAATTATAGATGATTTCTTATCATCACTTAACGAGTCAAGTGGTGGTGGTGTTAATGAAATTTTAAAAAGATTTAAAGAGGAATTTAAAGATGTTACTCCTACAAAAACACAATTTGCTGAGTTTTATCACAAATTGAGAAGTGAAGGATTTGACGGAACTGAAATTTTTGATATTTTAGATGATTATATACCTAAAGATGATGAAGAAAATTCAGATGATTTTGAAGACCAAAAAGAATCTACTTATAAATCTATTGAAAAGAAAGTCATCTCTGACTTAAAGCTTGATTCAAAATTGGTTTTAACATTTGGAGCAGGAATCGGAGCACTTTATCCAGTGGTTTTAGAGATGATGCAAAATATGTCGATTAGTGTTGATGTAAGTAAACAAAGTGTGGTTCTTCTCACAATAGCCGCTATCACAATTACTTATTTAGAAGAAAAGAAATTTAAAACACCTGAAGAAGAAGATATTTTAACTAAAGATTCTAAATCCATGTTAGAAGAATTGAGAATGCAGGGTATTGGTGATGGAATAGTAAAAAAAGTAATTAAAGCTCTCAATGGTATTAAAAACATCTTTTCTACGATAGGTAAACATTTAGGAGCAGCCGTTGGTGGTATTATTGATATGTTTGCTTACACCGCAATTCTTATTCCAGTGATGAATGCTATACTAGCTGTAATTGGAATGCACGAGATGTCAGTTGATGATGTTATATCAAACTTTTTCTCACTTTCTATGGGTGTGGCCACAAGAATTGCAAAACATGGACTTGTTGAGATTTTAGATAGATTAAGAAGATTTATTTCCCCAAGTAGTAAAAGAGAAATATTAGATGATTTAGAAACACCGGTAATACAAAAATTTGGTGATTTTACACACGGTGACACGGAGTCAGAACAAGAGGGAGATTTAATTAAGGAGCAATAGTAAACCATGTCGTTTAAATATCATATAACTTAAAATGATTTTATTTAAATGACTCCGCAATTAGAGAAGGTATTTTTCAACTATATACTGGCTTATAAAAAATACTTTGAATTAGTTAAGCCTTTTTTCTTTAGAAATTCCGAAATTCAATTTGTATATGGTATTATTAGAAGTTATATGTTAACTTCGAGTGATAGTAAAATACCATCACCAAGACAAATTTTAGATATGGTTTCTTTAGAAGATAAAGAAGGAGTTATTACTAAAGAAATATTAAAATCCATTCTACAAGTTGATCTCAAAGAATATGACGAAAAAAACTTTATTGAACCTAAGTTCAATGCATGGATTCTTTCCAATCGGTTAAAAACAGGAACAGTTGATATTATTGATGAGACTAGAAATTTAGATCAAATATCTGATTTTGATAAAGCTGTTGAAGCAGCTGAAAGAATCAAATTAATTGTGGATGAAATGTCTTCTACAAATTTTGTTCAAGATGACGATTTAGGTTCCGATTTTGATGATCCAGAGAATCACGTTCAAGACTCTTCTAAATTTAAGATTAAATCTGGATTTGAAACTTTAGATCATATGTTAGGAGGTGGTTGGGATATCCAAACACTAAATTGTATAATGGCTGAGACTAATAATGGTAAGTCTCTATGGATGCAAAACTTCGCTGTTAAATCAGCAGATTCTGGATATAATGTTCTTTATATCACACTCGAGATGTCTGAAAGAAAAGTAATGAAAAGATTGGGAGCAATGAGATTAAAAATTCCAATCAATGATTATGATACTGCATCTAAAGATACCGATATGATTAAAAAAAGAATCAAAGCTTTAGGTAGTATAAAAGAAGGTGGAGATATCTTTGATAAAAAAGTTGGAAAGATTTATAGTAAATTCTGGGCAGCTGGCACCGCTACTATATCTGACTTTGATTATTATTTACAAAAACTAAAAGATAAAAAAGATATAAAAATAGACTTAATTATCGTTGATTACATCACATTAGTTGCTGCTCCTAAAGGTGTGGGTGCTGATAACCTTTATACTAAAGGAAAAGCTTTAGCTGAAGGTCTTAGAGCCTTAGGTGCTAAATATAAATGTCCGGTTATTACTGGAGTTCAAGTTGCAAAAGATGCTTGGAATTCATCTGATATTACATTAGAAAGTGTTCCTGAATCAAAGGCAATTGCTGAAACGGCCGATACTTTCTTTGCAATTATTAGAACCGAGGAAATGAAAAGGCAAAACCTCTTTCGTTTTAAGTTATTAAAACAAAGAGATGGTGATTTTTTGAAATCACAAATTAGGTTGAACTTAAATTCGACCTATTTAACACTGGAAAATGACCAGTTTTTAGATCAATAAACAAATTAATATTTGATTATATAAAAATAAAAAAAATTCTATGGCTAAAAAGCGAGTAGATGAAGATGACGACTTCGAAAACGATTTTGAAAACGATGATGAACAGGATGTTTATGAAGAAGTTGAGGAAGATACAACTGAAAGTGAATCTGAAATATTAGTTGATGATGATGATTCCGATTTAGAATTAGTTATTGAGATAGATGATTCTGATTTAGAATTAGAAGATCCAATTGAATCTGAAAAGGAAGTTGATTCGGAATCCCCTGATGAAATAATTCTTTCAAAGCATAAAATTGAAGGTAAACACTCATTAAAGTATGATTCTATCTTTAAAGGAAAAAAAGAGGATCCTGTTGATGAGGATACACTTGAAGGATTTTCAACTTATTTTAAAGAAACTATTGAAGTTGATAAGTCATCGGCTTATCATTCTGAATCAATGGATAATGAGGCTTATGTTCGAGCTAAACTTGTGAAAGAGAGAGTTTATGATATTTTAAAAGAAAATACTTCAATTAATTTTTTAAATAATAGAAGAAAACCATCTCGTAATGACTTCAATCAATATTATTCACTATTAAAATTAAATTTAAAAGACGAAAGTTTTACTAATGTTGAATTATTTAATGAACTAGCAGTTTACTTTTCTGACAATTTATTCAATATGTTTAAATTACTAGATAACAATTGGAGAAATTTAATAATTAATGAACTACAAGATCATATTGGTAAGAATAAAAATTCAAAAGAGGTGACTAATAGAAATATCTACGAAGGAACCGAAATTGAGTTTATTTGGTTTGATGAAATGTTAGAAGAGGATAAATTAATAACAGGTGTGGTTATGGAAACTAACTATGATGACTCAAATTTCAAAGTCGATTCTTTTGAGAAAATATATTTAGTTGAAATATCTGATGTGACAAAAATTTTAAATAATACTAAATTTAAGTACAACCTAAATAAACTAAACAATATAGACTTTTTGTAAAAAATAAAAAAAATAAAAAAAAACAATATAAAAATAACGATATAAAAAACCTCTTAAAAATCAAAAAATGAATTTTTGATTTAAAAAGTGGTTCAATATATAACTAACAAAAAAATTATAAGGCAAATATGAATATAAAAGTAACGAAAAGAAATGGTAAAAAAGAACCAGTAATGCTGGATAAAATTTTAGAAAGAATTAATCAACAAACTTATGGATTAGATCCAAAATGGATTTCACCGTTTGATGTCGCTCAGAAAGTTATTGCTGGTGT